TGCTTGGTCATGTGCTTGGCCAACTCAGACGGGGTGAAAGGTCTACGCTTAACGGGCGGTGCGGCAGAGAACGCCCCAAACAGGTCGTTCAACTCTTTTTCTTTAATGCCCGTGGTGTTGCCAGCAAACTCATTAAATGTCATAGGTATCGCACGCACCATGAGCATCCGGCCAAGCAAACGCAGGCGTGTGTGCTCCAACACTTCAGCGTAGGTCTCGAACGCTTCCACCCTGAGCGCATCCCTCGAGTCGTAGGCCGCACTGGTGCGCGCGTTGTTCCATTCTTGTCTGAGCGGGGTGAGCACAGCACGCCACGCGTCCCGGTGCAGTCGGATGAAGGCGACATCAGCAAGCCTTTGCTTGCGGGCAATCTGCGCATCGGATAGCAGTTGTTCCTGCTCATGCAGGGGCAGACCTTGTCGTTTTAACTGAGCCTTGAGTTCGGCATTGGTGAGGGTCGAGTGATAACGAGCCATGTCAAATCCTATTAAGAGTGGAAAGTGTCCAAGTGTATCCCAAAAACGTCCAAGACTTATCGACCTGGACAGATTGCTGGACGCTCGGGAACCCGCATGAATGCTAGGTTTTTGGTGGTTGTGTCCCCGCAGGGGTATTTTTTCCACGGAACACATACACCTTTAAATGTGGAGACTTGTTTGCGGGAATGTGCACATATATAGAGAGACATATATATAAATATTTATTTAAATAGATATATATATACAGCGATGCGAGTTTTGGGAAACGCTAATGAAATCAACGGGTTAGCGCGTCCGCAAATCTGTCTGGCTCATTAAGAGTCGGACATCTAGAAAATCAGACATTTTTGTGTGCCCAAACATCTTAAGAGTAGAACGGGGACAAGCAGTCCCCGTTCCCCTGCATATCAGAACAGTTCACGCTGTGCGCCAAGCTGTGTCTTCCAGAGGTCGTACTCACGCTGAGTCGTGAAGACGAGGCCGTGCCTGTGAAGCTCTGCCTTCCTGAAGATGTGGATGTGGTGGCGTGAGCCGTACGAGATGGTTTGCAGGTGGTAGGACTGACCACGGACTTCGATGGTGCCCTTCTCGGACACGATGGGGGATGTGAGGTTACGCATGGGGTTCTCCTTGGGTTATTCAGGCAGGACTTCGACCAACTGGTCGAGTTTGAAATCGCTGGTCTTGAGGGTGTGGCAGTTCAGGGCGTAATGCGTGCTGGTCTTTTCGTAGACCGTGCCAGCGTAGATGAACATGGTGGCGACATCGAGGCCGCCGAAGTGAGTGCGGATTGTGTGCATGAGAATCTCCTTGGATTTGACAGGTAATGAAACAACGGGCCAGCACCACGCTGACACCGTCGTGGAAAACAACAGGGACAACTTGTCCCCGATCTCACTTAGCAAAAGCCATCGCCAGTGCTTTGGATGCCAACGAGCGAGCACCTTCGTACTGCGCCGCCAGCTTGGCCAGCTTCACAGCGGCCGCCAGCAACTCTGCGGGAATCTCAATCTCTTCGGTGGCATTGCTTGCCTTGCCCACGATGTCATTGACCAAGCGACCAAGGGCTTTGCGGCAGGCTTCGTAGTTGGCGTGCTCTTTGTCCAGCACCAGCTTGCCTTCGGCCTTGCCAGCACCAGCGACCAGCGGCACTGCGTACTTGGGGAACGAGGCCACATCGGCCAGCAAGGCAGTGCGGATGCCATCGGGTGTCTGCCCCTTGTAGGTGGTGCGCAGGGACTCGATGCCCGAACCGTATGCGAATGCGGCTGTGAGAACGGCGTGGACTGTGGAACGGATTGCTTTGGACATAACTAACTCCTAGGGTATGGGGACGAAATGTCCCCGATCGGGTAGAGAACTATTCCCTAACCGATACCTCTACTGTACGAATGGGGGTGAAAAGAGTTGAACGACCTGTTTGGGGCGTTCTCTGCCGCACCGCCCGTTAAGCGTAGACCTTTCACCCCGTCTGAGTTGGCCAAGCACATGACCAAGCAGCATGAGGATACGGGCAAGGGCTTTCCTGTGCACAACTACGGGGTGCACTGGTCTGATTGGATATCCCCTGCCCAGCGCTTGCAGGTGGAGGTGTTGTTCGAGGCGTTGGCCACACGTTCTGACAGAAAGAAACGTGCCAAGGTCAAGGAGCCGTTCAAGCGCATCGATCCCAAGGACAAGTTCGACACCAAGCGGGAGGCGTTGCTGGCCACAGCCGAGAAGGAGGTCGAGCGCCTGACTTCCCTGTATGAGGTGGCGATGCAGGGTCATGCCCACAGGGTTGCGGCCATTGAGGACATGGGCCGCACGTACAAGGACAACCCGAAAGACCTGCACGCTAGGCTTGGCAAGCGCTTGGCCAAGGCAAAGAAGGCGGTGCACTTGCTCCAACGCATGACGCGAGACGCTGGTGCACTCCCCAACACATGGCATGGTGTGTTGCCAAAAGAATGAACGGGGACGCATTGTCCCCGATGGATGGAGCGCTGAGCATATCGCTCAGTGGGGCGGCGCTCCATCCCGACACTACCCTGCCCCACACCCTCAAACCAAGGAGAGATGAGATGAAAGAACTGAACGAACTGCGGGCCTTCTGTGAAGGCTATCGCTTCGCCGCTACCGACCTGCCCGCTACCGATGACTGGGTTGTTTGGGGTGGGTACGACATCAACTTCGCCGGGATGGACTACTCCCAGCACGCCGAGACTGACCAAGACCTGCGCATCGACGCATACAAGGCAGGCTGGACTGACAGCGTAGGCGAACCCATCCACAGCTTCACAATTTACGGAGAATGACATGACAACCAAACTGACACAGCCCATCCAGCACGACAACTGGACACTGACCCACAAGGACGGCACCCCGGCACAGATGTGGGAGATGCTGGAGTCCCATCGCGGCGACCAGTACCGCATCATCGGAGGACGCGCACCCCACAAGCCTGCATCGACTGGCCGGGTATGGGTCGAGGGCGGCGGAGAATTCTTCCCGACAGTGTTCGACCTCAAGTGGGTCGAGGCTGAGAATAAAGAGTAACTCGGGGGAACCGTTCCCCCAAGACCGTGGGCACTGCGGCTCAGTGCCTTTCCCTATCAACAATTCCCAAGGAGCTTTCCATGTCTGTATTTTCCAAACAAGCCACCGAAGCCAGAACCAAAGCAATCGAGGAAGCCAAACGCATGGCTCTCAAACCCGCCCTCTTGAAGAACCCCGAAGTCAGGGCCGCATTCAACAAGATGCCCGTTGACCTGCGTAAATACACAGCGCTGACATTGTCCAGCCACGGCAACATCGTGATGATCAGCCTCTCGCTGTACGACCTCGACTCGTTCAAAGACAAGAAGTTGACCAAGGTGCTTGAGAAGTTCATCGACTGGGAGACCACGACCAGCGACTACACATACAACTTGCCCAACAAAGACATACGCTTCGACAAGTCGTTCAACGACCCCAAGGCGGGCAAGTTCGAGATCAGCGTGGCCGTGTACGCATACGTGAAATCAGACAGCCCACTGTGCCGCATCGTTACCACCGGCTTCACCGAAGAAGTCGTCCGCAAGGAAATCAAGCAGATCGTCTGCGCGTAACCAAACAACGGGGACGTTTTGTCCCCGTTCAACCCAAGGAGAAATGAAATGAAACTGACCGTATACAACGACCCCGGCCATGGCTGGGTAGCAATCAAACGCGCTGTCCTGATCAAGCTGGGCATCGAGCACAAGATCACATACTACAGCTACCAACGCGGACTCACTGTGTATCTCGAGGAGGACTGCGATATGTCCACGCTCATGAGCGCCGCTCGTGATGCCGGTATTGCCTTGGAGTTCACCGAGAAGTACTGCAACTACCACAGCCCCATCCGCAGTTACGAGACATTCAAACCAACCACCACAGGAGCATCAGCATGATCGAGATGATTGAACCCACCACCCCTGCAACCCCAACTCAAGGAGTATTCATGGATAACTTCCAAGCACCCAACCTCGTCGGCATCATCATGCAGGCACTCGAGCAACACATCGAGGCCATGGTGGACAAGCGCTTCAATGAGCGCATGAACGATCTCAAAGACCCATCCATCCACGAGATCAAAGACATCATGACCGAGATGTTCGATGAGATGCTGGACGAGAAGTTAGAAGCACGGATCGACGAGAAGTTCGAGCAACACACAGACGCCTACGATCATGAGAAGTACGACGAGATGGTCGGCATCATCGAGGACTCAGGGCTTGACGATCTTGAGGAGAAGGTCAAAGATGTCATGCGCAACGTATCCATCACGCTCGACCTGTAATTAAAAACACCGTGGTCACTGCGGTTCAGTGACACCCTTAAACCTACTGGAGATTTCAAATGGCTCACATGATTGACACAACATCCCGCGCAACCGCATCGTACGCATCCACCCAACGTGAGTGGCATGGCCTTGGCCAGATGATGACCACAGGCGCATCGATCGAGGAATGGCAAGCGCAAGCTGGCATGGACTACAAGGTTCAGCGCTCAGTTATCCGCTACGCCACCGAGCGGGACATCGCAACGCCCGATCAGTTCCGCACAGTAGATGACAAGCACGTTCTGTTTCGCTCAGACACAGGCGCACCACTGGGTGTGGTGTCCGACAGCTACAAGGTAGTTCAGCCCATGGAGGTGCTCGAGTTCTTCCGTGAGTGGGCCAACCAAGGCGGGCTGACCATCGAGAGCGCAGGTGTACTGTTCGGAGGCAAGCGCTACTTTGCAACGGCCAAGCTGGCTGACGCTGTCTCTGTCGATGGTGGGCGCGACACGATCGTGCCCTATGCCTTGCTGTCTACATCTGCGGACGGCTCGCTTGCAACAGAGTGCCGATGGACTACGGTGCGCACGGTATGCAACAACACGCTGACCATGGCACGCAAGAGTGCGGCGTCTTACAAGGTGTCGCATCGCTCAGTGTTCGTTGCCGATGATGCACGCATGGCTGTTGAGGCCGCGCATGAGGAGTTCGGCGCGTTCATGACAGCAGCACGCTACCTTGCCACTACCAAGATGACAGTCAAAGAGGCAGAGGACATGACTGTGCAGTTGCTCATGCGTACCAACGAGGAGGTCACCCGTGCATCGGCTGGATACAACCGCATCATGGGCCTGTTCAATGGGGCAGGGCAGGGTAGCAACTTCGAGACGGCACACGAGACTGCATGGGGCTGGCTCAATGCCGTGACCGAGTTCGTTGACCACCACAGCCGCACCCGTAGCGTTGAGAACCGCCAAGCATCCTCACTGTGGGGCCAAGGCGACGCGCTCAAGGCCAAGGCGTTGGGTCTGGTGACAGCGTAAGAGTACTGGGGGGAGCGGTTCCCCCCAGTTTTTAACCAAGGAGAAAACACATGCCTGACATAAATCCAAATGTTGCACGCGCCGCGATGACGGTAGCGTTTGATGCGGCGGACTACACATGGATCGATCTGTCCGAACAGGACGTATCCGACGACGTGCTGCGCCCGTATGCACAAGAGCAGGCATCATTCCCCGTGGCCAAAATGCCCTTGTTGTTCGAGCGCATGGCCATCATCCCCCCGCTCAAGCACTGGGCTAAGGAGGACACCATCACAGTCGAGCGTATCGATGGAAAGATACGCTACACAGGGTGGGTGCAGGGTGCTCCCCGCTCGGGGTTTTCTGTCACGCTGTATGACGATGACACCGCAGACTACTCGATGGATGTGGAGTTCGATCACGAGCAGCTAATGCCTCAGTTTCAGAACAACCAAGAGGCGTCAGTAGCGTGGTGCCGAAACAGCATGATCCAGTTGATGGTCAATCTGTACTACGCATCGACCGCAAAGAAGGGCACGCCAGAGTACTACACCTGCCCACGCAACCCGGCCAACGTCAAGCGCAAGCGCCAAGGCAAGGTGCCCATGTACGAGTGGAAGACGATCCTCATTGACGCCACAGTGCGCAAGCGCATAGCCACGGCCGTACGTGCGGCCAAACCACGAGAAGCTCAGCGCGAACACGGTGTGCGTGGGCACTGGGCTGTGCGCAAGAAGTCAGGCAAGCGCTACTGGGTGCGAGCCCACACACGGGGTGATGCCAGCAAGGGCACCATCTTTCACGATTACCAAACCCAAGGAGAAAACAAATGAAATACACAGGCCCACCCGAACCCATCCACACCCATGTGGAGATCGTCAGCGACAAGGCTGAACGCATTGCCTTCCTGCTGCTTGCCATTGTGGCCGCAGTAATACTTTACTTGGAGTGAGATATGAAAACACTCATACAACTACGCGGCGAACTCGCCAAGACCATCGCCCTGTGCGCCTACTGGGATGACCGACGACATGGGCAGACAGGCAACTGCATCAGCGACCAAGAACATCAGCTCGATGCACAACGCACACGCCAGCGTCTCGAGTACCAGATCAATCAGTTAACCAAAGGAGAATGATATGCCCGGAGCAGTTATATACAAAGGCCCGTCACGCATCGACGGTGCACCCATCATAGCCATCGCTGTGTGGGACTCATCCAACCGCAAGACAGGCGATATGTTGCAGACCTACATCCTGCGCGAGGACATCGACCCGCGTGAGGCCAACAAGTACGGCGAGGACTACAGCATCTGCGGTACGTGCGAACTCAAGGGAGAGCCTACGCTCGACCCCCTCGCCAAGCTGGCAACAGGGCGCAAATGCTACGTGGTCATGGGTCAAGGACCGACTATCGTGTTCAAGACGTATCACAAGGGCGGATACCCTGACTACACCAGCACAAGCGACAGGCGCATGGTCGGGGCGGGGCGCATGGTGCGTATCGGTACGTATGGTGACGGCGCAGCCGTGCCCGATGATGCGTGGGAGGACGTACTCTTCGGTGCCGCTGGCCATACCGCGTATACCCACAACAACGGCGACCCTGCGCGATACATGGTGAGCGCTGACTCACTTGCTAAGGCACAGCAGGCATGGAGTTCCAAGTATCGGACGTTCCGTATCGTCAAGGCTACGAGCGAGATCATCAAGGGCCAAGAGATCGAGTGCCCTGCGTCCAAGGGCGTGCAGTGTAATGACTGCGGCCTGTGTGCGGGTACGTCTGTGCAAGCCAAGAGCATCGCCATCGTGGCGCATGGAGGAGGTGCAAAATATTTTTAAAAACCCCATTGACATCTGTCTAACGCTGGACAAATAATCCACTTCCCAAGGAGATAAATATGAACGACAACATCAAGAGAACCGTGCCCCTTATACCCGTGAGCCACCCCGACTTCAAGTGGACATCGGGCGCTGACGTGCAAGCAACGTGGCGCAAGTATGGCTGGACGCCTCCGTCTGAGCACATCACGCCACCCCCACCCGTGCCTGCCAAAGAGCCTGCGTTCCTGACGCTGCGCCGCTACAAGTAATTTCCCTATCAACATTCTTTTTCTGGAGATTTTTATGCCCGATATTGCAACTGCTCTGCGCGAAGCCATCAACACATGGGACGGCTCGCCTGTTATCCCCGCACCCAAAGCCGCAGCATCCGATGCTGTTAAATCAACACCAACAAAAAAGGTTTTCTCTGTGACTAACAACGTATGCCGCTCAACATTTGAAACCATTCGAGACACTCCCGGCAAGACTCGCAAAGAGGTCATCGGCATCTTGAAGCATCTTGGATTCAAAGAAGCATCAACGTCTACCCTGATCGGACAGATGATCAAGCAAGATCACATCCGCGATTCGCGTGGCTTGCTGTATGCCAACTACAACGAGTACCGTCCCCTCAAGTCGGCAAAGTCATGGACTGCACACACCAAAAAGCTGGTGAGCAAGAAGGTCGTCATCGTCAACACAAAAACCAACGAGGTTTTTCAGCGGCCAAGCCCGGCAGTGACGCAGGCCCCCAGCGAGTGGTCTGTTGACTCAGTGATCGACAAGCTGTCAGTCAAGCAGGCGCTGGCTGTATACGGTGAGTTGCGCAAAATATTTGGAGAGTGAGATGCACGACGAGGACGAACCCATCAACGAGTACCGCGTCAAGGTAACGGTACGCAACAACCTGATCTTGAAAGCGATTGACGATGCAGGCTACAACAGCGTGGCCGCATTCTGCAGGGCCGTGAAATGTCACAACACGGCGATGACCAACCTGATCTCCTTTCGAGAGCCGCCACTGACTAAGACAGGGGAATTCAGCAAGATGGCCAAGCTCCTCATGGAGGAGTTGTGTGCGCTGCCTACGGAGTTGTGGACGGCGGAGCAGTTGACGCTCAAGGTGCGAAGCAACACGGTCAGCAAGGAGCTAAGTCTGGACGGCATGCGTGCTGCGTTGGGCATCAACTCCGAAGAGGCCTTGCAGTTAATCACAGCGACCGATCCCGCAGCCGCGCATATCCAGCAAGAGACCGCGACCATAGTCGGGGATGCTTTGGACAGCCTGACGCCACGCGAAGCCAAGCTGCTACGCATGCGCTTTGGTATTGGATGCGAGGAGCACACGCTGGAGGAGGCGGGCAAAAAATTCGACGTGACCCGTGAGCGAGTTCGGCAGATCGAAGCCAAGGCGCTGCGCAAGCTCAAGCACCCGAGCCGCACAATTGTGCTGCGCGAATTGATAGAACGACTTTGAAGGAGAACATATGACTAAAGAAGCAATGAAGCTGGCGCTGGAGGCAATTACTCAATACCTTGCGGAAAGTCCAGACCCAAGCGAAGAAGCTGTTGAAGGGCTTTGTGATGCAAGGGCCATTCTTAGAAAAGCACTGGCAAACGAAGCCCTCGACAAGATGGCAGAGAACGCCAGAGAGTTGGGGTTGGACTATGAGCCAGCACAGCAAGAGCCTGTGGCGCTGAAATGGCAGCAAGCCCCCGTTAAAACACAATGGGGTGATGACATGGTGGTGGCAAGTGTCGCCATCGACAACGACCACACGCTTTCTTTGTACTGTGAGCGCGACCAAGCACCGAAGGTTGATGTAATGTTTGCACAGCGCACATGGGTTGGGCTGACGGATGACGAAATCCACGATACGGAAGGGTACGAAGAAACGCGAGAGATGTACCGTTTTGCCCGTGCCATTCTTGCTAAATCAAAGGAGAAGAACACATGACTGATGAGCAGAGACTGCAAATAATTACTGAGCAACTTATTTTGGTGCGTGACAACCTGTTTCGCGGGATGAGTAAGTCAATCCAGAAGCTACAAGCTCGGAGCATCAACGAAGTTCTTGAGTTGCCAAACCACACGCAATCCCCACCAACACAGCAGGAGCCTGTGGCGAAAGACAACAGCAACTACAGACTTGACCAGCCGGGGCTAGACCCCCTCTACACATCCCCACAAACACAGCGCACATGGGTTGGGCTGACGGATGACGAGATTGAATTGTTGGAGGAGTTATACGCGCCACCGGTTCATCCTGATTTTGTAGATGATGCAGACCACTGTTTCAGCTTAATTAAAAAAGTCGAAGCCAAATTAAAGGAGCGCAACCAATGAACTGGCTCGACAAACTCTTGGACAAACTCTTTGATTGGCTACCACCAACCACTGCTGATGTGCGCTGCCCTCACTGCCGTGGCCTTGGCTATGACGCAAGCGGGTACACCTGCACTTGCATTGGAGAGAAGAAATGAATCTAAACCAAGGCGCACTGTCGCAAGGGCTGGTGGACGAACTGTTGGAAGTTGTGCATAAATACGACGAGTCGCTTTATATGTCTACCGTAATTGGGGTGCTGGAGCTTGTGAAGCAGCAATTAATTAACGAGTCGTTGGAAAACATGGAGGATGATGAATGAAAACAGTAATTGAAATGGCGCGGGAGGCTGGAGCTATACACATCCACGAACGCCCCAAAGAATTTGCAGTTGTGGGCAATGAAGCGATTGAACGCTTTGCCGAGCTTGTCCGCGCTGACGAGCGTGAGAAGTACAAGTGGGACATCCACTCATGTGGCCCGACCTGCAAGCGGTATGCGTGTGTGTCTATGCGCGAAGCTGTTGAGTCCGAGCGTGAGGCGTGTGCGAAGGTGTGCAAGGAAACCGATGACGGTACACCATACAACTTAGCCGAAGAATGTGCCGCCGCAATCCGAGCAAGGAGCAGCACATGAAAGTCCTCGACCTGATACGCTTTGATACTGTTAAAAATTGTTTTGTACTGAAAGGCCCCATGAAAAAACCAACCTGCAAATGTCACCCCGATTCACCGTTCCACTGGGCTGAACACCCACGGGACAGCATGTTCATGAAAGACCACACCTTCAGGGCCAAGGGCACCGAGGGTAAGAGCGCATCGCAGTCGGCGTCTGACGTTGTTGAAAGCCAGCGCAAACTAGGTAAGATGTCAGGCTCGATACCAAACATGGGCAAGAACACCAAAGCCAAAGAAGATGCGGTCATTGCATACAAGCAGTTCGGTATATACAGCCGCGCCGTCCCCGGCGTCAAACCATCCCTGAACAAGCACGAGATATGAGAACCAACACAACGCAGTCGGTCCGCACCCTGCTTCGAGATAACCCGGACGGCATGGACGTAGGCACCATCGCCAACAACTTGGGCCGTGAGCCGCACAACATACGTAGTCGGCTTTTCCTGATGCCAGATGCGTACATCGACAGATGGACCCGCTTCGGCGGAGTCGGTAGACCCAGTGCCATATGGTGCGTAGTAGTCCCCCCTGAAAATTGTCCCCAACCTGAAACCAAACCAAGGAGAAAGACCCGATGAAACCCATCCCTACCACCGCGCAAATGCAACTGTTCATGGACACACCGGTCGAGCTGACCAAAGCCGAAGAAGAGGAGCTTGAACACATGCTTAAAGTATCCACGCTGAACAAAGGCAGCAACGGCACCAGTGCAGACGACATACAAGTCAGTGGCAGCCACTACAAGGACATGCCCATCCAGCCATGGCACATCATGGAGGCAGTGATGGACGAAGCCGAGTTCATCGGCTTTCTCAAGGGCAACATCATCAAGTACAGCCTGCGTGCTGGGCGCAAGGACGGCAGCGATGACGCAGGCAAGGCCAAGCACTACATGCAGAAACTCAAAGAAGTGCGGGGCTACTGACATGGCAACATGTAAAACCTGCGCCCACTGGACGGAGGAAGCTCCGTACGGACAGCCAGAGAGATTTGTAATCCGCGTGTGCGGGTGCCGCAAGTTGCAGGAAGATTTCTACGACCACGAGCGGGACTCGCTCTGCTACTCGTACAACGAGGGCGGTGCGTTCTACACAGGGCCGGACTTCGGCTGCGTTCACCACTTGGAGAAATATCATGGCTGACACCCCAGAAAAGAAAGTCAAGACCAACGTCAAGAAGACGCTGGATGAGTTGGGCATCTACCACTTCTCACCGCCGGGTATGGGGCTGGGGCGTGCAGGTATCCCCGATCTCATCTGCTGCTACAACGGCCTGTTCCTCGCCATCGAGTGCAAGGCAGGCAAGGGTAAGACAACAGCGCTGCAAGAGCGCGAACTCAACGCCATCCGCACAGCCAAGGGGCTGGCCTTTGTCATCAACGAAGACAACATGAACAACCTCAAGGAGCTACTGCAATGGACAAAATAACCACAGACTTGTGGGAGCGTATGGTCACGGACATACAGAAGGCAAGCCCCGAGAAACGCAAACACTTTGCGCAGATGGTCATGCTGCTGGCTAAGTGCTACATCGACGAGCTGGATCACAAGGCCGTTGTCATTGTCGATACTGGGAAATCAGTAGTTACCTTTGCCGCAGGCGCTGACGAGATGGAGATGGCGGACCTTGTTATGCAGGCACACGAAGCAACGCAGGCAATCACCATGTATGACGCACCACCCAAGGAGTTATTCAATTGAGCGCAAAAAGAGAATACCTGCGGGTAGTGTTTGAATCAACATCGGCGATCACCAAACTGGTGGAGGCTGCGCTGCTTTTTTACCACGCAGAAGTGCCAGCCGAACAGGCCCGTGAGTACATCCGGGTGCTTGCTACAAAAATCAACAAGGAGTTATTCAATTGAGCGCACCATACGATCAAGTCATAGTCCTAGACTACGAAACTGCATGGGGCCGTGCCCCCCATATCCGCCTCGGGTTCTCAACACAGACCAACGAGGAGTACGTGCGTGACCCCCGCTTCAAGGCATGGGGGCTGTCATGGAAAGTGTTGGGCGATGATGCAGCGCCTGTGTGGGTGACGCGCAAGGACTTGCCTGAGTTCTTCGCTTCGTTCGACTGGAGCCGCACCGCTGTGGTGGCACAGAACGCACTGTTCGATGTGTCCATCATGAGCTGGCACTACAACGCCAAGCCTGCCTTTATCTTCGACACGCTGTCGATGGGCCGTGCACTGCGCGGCGTTGAGGTGGGCAACAGCTTGAAGAAGCTGGCCGAGTTGTTCAACCTCCCACCCAAGGGCGATGGCCTCACGCCATCCGAGAACATACTGGACGAGCTGCCTGCCGATGTCGAGGAGATACTGGCTGACTACTGCTGCCACGACACATGGTTGTGTGAGCAGATTTTCTTGCGCCTCATCGAGGGCTACCCCGCCAAAGAGCTGCGCCTCATCGACATGACGCTCAAGATGTACACCAACGCCATGCTGGTGCTGGACCCAACCATGTTGGCAGACGCCATACTTGAAGAGAAGGAACAACGTGAAGCCCTTTTACAAAAGCTCGGCGTGGATGAATCTGCACTCGCATCGAATCCAAAGTTTGCGGAGATACTCGTTACCATGGGCGTTGTACCCCCTAAGAAAATCAGCAAGACCACGGGGAAGGAGGCGCTTGCTCTTGCAAAAAATGACGCGCTATTTCAAACGATGCTCAACGGCGATCGTGAGGACCTCGCCCGGCTTTGTGAAGCGCGTCTCAGCGTTAAGTCAACCACTGAGCGGACCCGAGCGCAGCGGTTCTTGGACATATCGGGCAGGGGGCCGCTCCCGGTACCGCTTAGCTACTACGGCGCGTCAACGGGCCGCTGGACTGCCAGCAAAGGCAGCGCGATCAACATGCAAAACCTCAAGCGAGGTTCGTTCCTTCGCAAAGCAATCATGGCACCGGTGGGGCACCAGCTTGTCGTCGGGGACCTTTCGCAAATTGAGCCGCGAGTACTTGCGTGGCTTGCGGATTACACAGATATGCTCGACATCTTCCGGGCTGGCGGCGACCCTTACGCCACTTTCGGTGCTCGGATGTTCAACATACCCGGCCTTTCAAAAGAAAGCCATCCAGACCTTAGACAGTCTGCAAAGTCAGCGCTCCTTGGCTGCGGGTACGGGCTTGGCTGGGCGTCTTTCGCTACCCAGCTTCTCGTTGGATTCCTTGGCGCACCTCCCGTACGCTACGACTTGGCCTTTGCGAAAACGCTCGGAATCACAGGTCAACATGCGCAGAAGTTCCTTGACTGGGAAGTCAACGTCGAGAAGCTCGAGGCCATACCGCACACCTGCACAACCAAAGAGCTGGTGATCCACTGCCTTGCAACCAAGGCCATCATCGACAGGTACCGCGCCACAGCCACACCGGTCGTGGCGTTCTGGGACTTGATGGACTCGATACTGGAGGACTCGCTGTACAAGGGCAAGGAGTACACATTCAAGTGCCTGACCTTCAAGAAGGGGCAGATCATCCTACCAAGCGGGATGCCGATCAACTACCCCGGCCTGAACGTCGAGCGCAAGACTGATGAAAAAACAGGCAAGATGCGAACCGAGTGGACATACGGCGAAAAGCGTAATACACTGTACGGTGGAAAGATAACCAACAACGTCACGCAAGGCGTAGCAAGATGCGTGATGACTGATGGGATGTTGAGAACATCAAAGCGGTACTTCGTAGCGGGTACTGTGCATGATGAACAGATCGTTGTGGTACCGGATGCGGACGTCGAAGAAGCGAAGACATGGGTCTTGGCTCAAATGACTATGGAGCCGCGTTATATGCCGGGTATACCCTTGAACGCTGACGGTGGCGCACACCGTAGGTACGGGTTAGCAAAAAACTAAGGAGAAGCAGCATGATTATTCCAACAGAGATGACCATCGGCACACGCAAGTTCAGCATCCATATGCTGCGGCAGATGCCCACCAAGGGTGTCATGGGCACCGTGTACTACAACACAGGAGCCATCCAGCTGGCCACACACAGCAACACAACCAGCGGCAGGTATTCCCCGTCACGTTTGCAGGAGACGTTCTGGCATGAGATCACGCATGCCGTGCTGCATGACATGGGTAGCCCCCTGTTTACCAACGAGAAGTTCGTGACGGCCTTCTCGCACCGCCTATCCAAGGCAATCAACTCGGCAAAGTTCAAATGAAAAAACCAGCATGGAGCCACAGCTCCTTAAAAGATTTCGAGGGCTGTGCCCGCCGCTACCATGAGGTCAAGGTCTTGAAGAAGTATCCCTTCCAAGAGACCGAGGCAACACGGTACGGCAATCAGGTGCACGAGGCCATCGAGTTCTACATCCGGGACAACAAGCCGATCCCTCCAGAGTACTCACAGTTCCAGCCTGTGGTGGACGCCATGATCAAGAAGCCCGGGCGCAAGCTGGCCGAGTATGAGATGGCGCTGACCGTTGACTTGAAGCCCACCAACTGGAAAGCGCCAGACGTGTGGGTGCGGGGTATTGCCGACATCCTGATCATTGATGACGACAACCTTACAGCGTGGGTCGGGGACTGGAAGACGGGCAACAACAAGTACCCAGACCGGGATCAGTTGGTGCTCATGTCGCTCATGGTCTTCTCGCACTTCCCCCACATCCGCAAGGTCAACAGCGCCTTGCTTTTTATCGTCAAGGAGTCTATGGTCACCATGCAGATGCAGCGCGATCAAGCGGAACAGTTCTGGTGGAAGTACCGTGAACGCACAGCCCGCCTTGAAGCCTGCTTTGAAAACGATGTGTGGAACCCCACGCATACGCCTTTGTGCGGTTGGTGCCAAGTCACTGGCTGCGAGTTCAACCCAAAGCACTGATATGGAGCTGCAAAAATGAGAGAGTGCAACTGCCCTTGCCATGAAGCCAAACGGCAAGCGGTGGACAAAGATCGCGAAGCTCGAAAGCGTGGCGAGTTTTATTACCACCACGAGGACTGCTTCTGCTGTCTTGGACCACTACCATCGCCACCACCAACACCACCACAGGAGTAAAACCATGGCACAACCATCCAGCAAACGTAACTACAAACAAGAGTACGCCGAGTTCCACGGCAAGCCCGAGCAGGTTGCCAATCGAGCCGAACGCGTTAAGGCGCGGCGCATTATGGAGAAGTCAGGCCAAGCCGTTAAGGGTGATGGCAAAGATGTGGATCACATCAAGCCACTCAAGAGCGGCGGCACATCGGCCAAGAGCAACTTGCGTATGCGCAGCGTGGCAAAGAACCGCGCAAGCTCAAAATAATATCCCGGAGAAGTAATGGAAATCATCGACGACAAAGCACTACTCTTCAGAACCAGAAACCCCTCCAAGTACGCCATCATCCCAAAGCATAAAGTCGTTGATAACGGCGATGGTGGCTATACGGTTGCGGTTTACTGGGGTCTGGATGAAGCGCGAGTGCTGCGCAATCTGGGGGTGAAGGATGTTCCTTCACCAATCACAAAACGATACAACTGGCCCGGGCGCTACAAGCCTATGGCACATCAAGTGGAGACAGCAGGGTTCCTGACAATGAACCGCCGAGCATTCGTATTCAGCGAACCCGGCACCGGCAAGACGCTCAGCGCTTTGTGGGCCGCCGACTACCTGATGAAGCTGGGCAAGGTCAGGCGCGTATTGATTCTGTGCCCCTTGTCGATCATGCACAGCGCGTGGATGGGAGACATCAACAACAGCGTCATCCACCGCAGCGCAGTCATCGCCCACCACCCCAAGGCATCACGGCGCATCGAGCTGATCCAACACAACTACGAGATCGTCATCACCAACTACGAAGGGCTGAACCTGATTGCACAAGAGGTCTCCAACGATGGCCGCTTTGATCTGGTTATTGTGGACGAGGCAAACGCATACAAGACCAACAGCACCCGCCGTTGGAAATCGCTGGCCTCGATCATCACACCTGAGACGTACCTGTGGATGATGACTGGAACACCTGCATCGCAGTCACCTGTGGATGCGTACGGCTTGGCCAAGCTGGTCAACCCTGAAGGTGTGCCGCGCTTCTTCACTGCATGGCGCGACATGGTCATGAACAAGCTGACGCTGTACAAGTGGGCACCCAAGGCCGATGCCAAGAACCAAGTGTTTGAAGCGTTGCAGCCTGCCATCCGGTTCACCAAAGCGCAGTGCTTGGACCTACCGCCCGTGGTCACCATGACCCGTGAGGTTCCGCTGACACCCCAGCAAGCCAAGTACTACAACATGCTCAAGGATCAACTGGTTGTGCAGACAGCCGGGGAGACCATCAGCGCAGTCAATGCTGCCGCTGCCGTGAGCAAGCTCTTGCAGATCAGCTGCGGTGCAGCCTATACGGATGACAAAGAGGTTGTGGAGTTCGACGCCTCGCCCCGGCTGGCGGTACTGGAGGAAGTGTTGGAGGAGACGGACCGCAAGGTCATCATCTTCGCGCTGTTCACCAGCGCCATCGACACGATCCACCGCCACCTGTTGAAGAAGGGGATCAGCGCCGACATCATCGACGGCAGCGTCAGCCCATCCAAACGAGGCCAGATCATCCACAAGTTCCAGACCGAGCCTGACCCAAGGGTGCTGGTCATGCAGCCCGCTGCGTCTGCGCATGGCATCACGCTGACTGCTGCCGACACTGTGGTGTTCTATGGCCCGTTGATGAGCGTGGAGCAATACATCCAGTGCTGCGCCCGGGCTGACCGCAAGGGCCAGACCTCCGACAAGGTGACTGTGGTGCACATTCAGGGCAGCGCGATCGAGAAGCGCATGTTCACGGCCTTGGAAGGGAAAGTGAGTGACAACTCACTTCTGACCGAGATGTTCGACCAAGAAATAAATTGAAGAAAGGAGTTGTGAACACCAAAAAACCCGTGTAAAGTGTCAAGCCTTAGACAAATAAAACAGCTTTTTAGGAGAAGCAAATGACAGAAGAGACCGTTCCACTGGACCGGCTTGCGAAAATCTACCGCAAGATCAGGACCAACATCGCAACGCTGACCCAAGAGTACGACACGCAAGTGGAGCAGCTCAAGGGGCAGCAAGACGAGATCACCAACGCCATGAAAGATCAGATGAAAGCGATGGGCGTTACGTCCGTGCGCACATCTGAGGGCACCGTGGTTCTTTCAGTAAGCACCCGCTACAACACACAAGACTGGGACTCTTTCAAGAAGTTCGTAGTCGAGCATGCCGTGGTGGACTTGCTGGAGAAGCGCATTGCCCAGACCAACATGCGTCAGTTCCTTGAAGAAAATCCGGGCCTTGTTCCGCCCGGTCTGAATTCCTCATCCGAGTATTCAGTGTCAGTTCGTAAACCAACCAAGTGAGATACAGATGAGCAACGTAGCCCTTTTCAATTCTTCCAACGTCCCAGCTTTCGCCCGTCAAGCCGAGCTGTCCGATACTGCCAAAGCCCTGATGGGTGGTGTAGGCGGCGTGTCCACCAAACGCATCTCGATCAAAGGCGGCGTGTTCCGCCTGCTGGCCGGGGGCAAAGAGATTGCTTCGATCGAAGAGCGTCATCTGGACGTGATCATCGTCAAGGCCGCCCCCAAGGTGGCCCGTGTGTTCTACGCAGCTAAGTATGACAACACCGCTGCCGCTGCCGCGCCTGACTGCTGGAGCAATGACGGCGAGAAGCCTGACGCTGCACTGAAGGAGCCACAAGCCAAGACCTGCGCACAGTGTGCACAGAACATTGCAGGCTCGGGCAACGGCCAAAGCCGTGCATGCCGCTACCAACAGCGTCTGGCTGTGGTGCTGGCCAACAACCCTGAAGGCGACATCTTGCAGCTCACCCTGCCAGCCACATCGATCTTCGGTAAGGAAGACGGCGACAAGCGCCCACTGCAGGCATACGCCCGCTATCTGGCAGCGCAGACTCCCCCGATCAGCCCCGACATGTTGGTGACCCGCATGAAGTTCGACATGAAGTCGGAAAGCCCCAAGCTGGTGTTCGCTCCGCTGGAGTGGGTGGCCGACTATGACGTGATCAAACAGCAAGCCGATTCTAAGGAAGCGGGTCTGGCCATCAACATGACTGTTGCGCAGACAGATGGCGTTCCCAAGGTTGCCCCGCTGGCACTGGAAGGCAAGCGCCCTGTGATCAAGGTCGAAGCAGAAGAAGCCGACGAGGAAGAAGCGCCCGCACCCAAGGCCAAGAAAGCCAAGGCTGCGCCCGTAGCCGATGCCGAAGAGGAGCCAGAAGTGCGCAAGGCCCCGGTCAAAGAAGAAGCTGTGCCTGCCAAGAAGTCGAAGCTGGCTGACATCGTTGCTGACTGGGACGACGAGTAATTAAATCGGGGCTGAACAGGGTGCGGGACGTTATCTCCCAAGCCGTTAGTAAGCCCCACCTAAACACCATGGCATATTCACAAAAAATCATTGATGACGTGACGAAGACGCCGAAGTCGCTGGGCAACCAGCTCGGGCGTTGGGCCATCCATCTGGATTTCCCTGTTACCAAAATCGCCTACGCGCTTGGTGTTACACGGCAGACTGTCTACAACTGGTACACCGGTTCAGAAGTCTTTGTCGCTTACCGCAATCGTGTGGAACTTCTCTTACAGATCATGCAGACCTCGTCCACAGCGGACGAGGCATGGAGACGCATATGTCAAGAATACAACCTCAAACCCTGACCGACGAAGAGCTGCTACGCCATGTTTATGTTCACGGATTCGACAACGTCCCCCCGGACTGGATACGCCAATTGTGTGCCCGCTTTGCCAATGTGTTGGACAGAGTGCGTGAGCTGGAAGACGACCTCAAATAACCAAGGACAGCTATGACGCCGCTGGAGTTTTTAACGGCGGTTCTACCACCTGCAGGGCACGGCGTGTACTGCGTGGCAGAGCTTTCATCCAACAAAAAAGAGCATCAATTCGAGGAAAATTTAGCTGACGTGCTGCCCCCAGTAGCCGCATGGCACGCGGCATCGCAGGACACATACTTCGCACTGGCTTCCTTCGAGGAGGCGGGTAGTCGCACAGCCGTTAACGCCCGGTTCATTCGCTCGTTGTTCATCGATATGGATGGGTACGAGAACAAGAAGGCTGCTTACGCCGCGCTGTCCGAGTTCATGGATACCATTGGCATGTCTGCGCTGGGCAACCCCTACATTGTGGGTTCAGGCGGTGGGCTGCATGTGTACTGGCCCTTCCATGAAGCCGTGGACATCGTGTCGTGGAAGCCATTGGCTGAGAACTTCAAGCGCCTGTGCAAACAAGAACGCCTGTCGATCGACATGACAGTGACAGCGGATGCAGCGCGAGTGCTGCGGGTACCGGACACAACCAACTTCAAGAAGAAGTACTCCCAGCCGCGCCCCGTGCGCATACTGGCTGAAGGTGACATGTTCAGTTTCGATGAGTTGGCCGACCTGATCAATGGTCGCCTGACAGCGCCAGCGTATGAGCGCCCTGCCAATGTGATCGACCTGCCGGGCATACGCCCCAACGTGCAGGCCACGGCTACCAGCGTCAAGTTGTTCGAGAACACGGCCACCAAGTTCAAGACCATCTGGCTGGCGACCAAGGCAGGCAAGGGCTGCGGCCAGCTGGCCAACTACGTGGAGAACGCGACCGAGGATGGCATGGAGCCGATATGGCGTGGGCTTCTCTCTGTTACCCAGAAGTGTGACGACGGCAACAAGGCTGCGGCATGGCTGAGTGAGATGCACCCGTACCCACCAGAGCGCATGCACCAGAAGCTGCGCGACATCAAAGGCCCATACCCCTGCATCAAGTTCGACTCAGAGAACCCCGGCGTCTGCACAAGCTGCATGCACTGGGGCAAGATCACCAACCCACTGGCGCTGGGCCGGGAGACGCAGGTCTCAACAGAAGCCAAAGAAATCCCTATCAACATTCCTTCTGACGATCCAACGCAGGTCACGCAGCAAACCATCAAGCGCCCACCAGCGCCAAAAGGCTATGCATACGGAGTCAACGGCGGCATCTACGCTGAGCGTTTGGTTGAACAAGACGATGGCAGCAAGGCCAAGAAGATGGCGCCCATCTTGCCGTATGACTTGTTTGTGGTGGACATCCTCAATACCCAGAACGATCACTCCGTCCACATGATTGCCCTGCGTCCTGAAGGTGCAGTCGATTTGATCATGCCGCAAAAAGCCGTGGTGTCCAAGGACGAGACCGTCAAGTCGTTGGCCCAGCAGAACATCATTGCCAGCTTCGGGCAAGGTAACGACAAGAACCTGTTCGACTATGTCCGCGCCTGTGTCGAGGAAGCCAGTACCAACAAGGTGGCCGTCAAGGTTCCTTCCAGTTACGGTTGGCAAGACGATGGCACGTATGTATTCGCAGGGCGCATCTTCTCCAAAGACAAGCCGTCCTTTTCGCTGCCCATGCCGGGACTGGAGAACCAGCTCTCGTACACCAAGCCTGCCGGGTCCATCGATGCGTGGCGCAAGTTCGTGAACCTGCTGATCGCCAAGAAGATGTACAAGCACTTGGCCGTTATGCTTGCCGGTGCTGGAGCACCATTGATGCGCTACACCAAGCTGTTCGGGTTGACGTTCCACTGCGCCAGTACCGAGTCCGGTACAGGTAAGTCTTTGGCGCTGGAGGCTGCGGCATCTGTGTGGGGCCACCCAACGCGGTATCGCACAACCAAGAGCACCTCACCCGTGGCATTGCAGCAGCGCCTCGGCCTTTTGCAGAACCACCCGCTGATCACAGACGAGCTGACATCCAAGAACCGTGACAACTTTGAGTGGCTGCCCGAGTTCCTGCTGGACATGACGCAGGGCAAAGGCAAGGAGCGGATGGAGTCTGGCTCCAACAAAGAGCGTCTGAACTTGTCCACATGGGCAACAACGGCACTGCTGTCATCCAACACGCACATGGTGGACATCCTGACTGGTGGGCGCAAGCACGCTGCGGAAGGTGAACTGCGACGGCTGCTGGAGATTTTGATGGAGGAGGCGCTGTCATGGGAGCCGCACGAGATCGAGATCATCAAGTCCTTGCAGGACAACTACGGCACAGCAGGCATCATGATGATCGAATACATGATCGACAACGAGCCCTCGCTGGAGCCACTGGTGACCAGCACAGTGACGCGCATGTACCAAGAGTTCAACGCCACCAACGACGAGCGCTTCTGGATGGCTGGCATCGGCACCAGCGTGGCAGCAGGCATTTTGTGGAGCAGCCAGTACGCAGGCATCGTGGACTTGCCCCTGAAAGAGATCGTCAAAGCGTTTAAAGAATCCGTTGCTTATATGCGTAAAGCTATGAAGAACGGTGCCCGGGCTGCGGAAGACGTTCTCAACGCCTACACCGGAGAGAACTACGGCAAGTTCGTGGTGGTCAAGCGCAGCGATGGCAGCTTGCTGGCGCAGCTTGGCGGTCACCAAGAGATCGACCAGTCGATCACGCGTACCAGCGTGGCAGGCCGGATTGAGCACGAGATCACTCCCGGCTTCGTGGACTACTACATCGAGGAGTCACTGCTCAAGGCGTACTGCGCTACCATGAGCTTCGGATATGCGGCATTCATCAAGCAGTTGTCGGAGACAGACGGCTTCTTTGTGGAGCGCATGAAGAAGGACATGACCGCCAAAACCAAGGGCCCACCAATGCGTGTGAATGCACTGAAGATTCGCCGCCGTTCTGGAGAATGGGATGTTGACGCGTTACCGCTTCCCTTGGCAGCAGCTTGAGAAGGGGCAGGCATTCTTCGTGCCTTGCCTTGACCCTGCGCCGATGATCGAGCACGGACTGAAACAAGCTGTCTCAGTCCGTGTTTTAAATGCCCGGGCTGAGCCGGGCATCTACGGTGGAGCGTTCGGAGTTATGTTTTACCGGCCTGCACCCTATCTTCGATCTGGCGGCGCACCATAAGGAATCGGTCGGCAGCTTGCTGCTTGGCCTCTTCCAGCTTGTCGATGCGCAGTCGCTTCTCCTGTGCGTTCAAGTCATTGCGTTCCTGTGTTCTGCGCAGGTCTTCGTTGATGCGGCCCACCAGCTGCCGGTACTGCCCTGCAGCTCCCGACAAAGCCAACTCCGACCGATGCTCGTCTCTATAGGCCGCAGCATCTTCACGCCGACCTTCCTTGAGCATCTTGTTGAGCGTGGTCTTGGCTTGCATGGACTCCTGCGCTTCGCGGTAGACCACGTCGGAATCACCGCCACCGAACTTCTTCTGGAAGGCCGAGCCGATAAGCACTTGCTCAGACGCCCGCTTCTCGGGAGCTTCGCCCTTGGTTTCACGCTCAAACAACCCGTTGGCCCCCGCTGCAGCCACCAAAGGCAACACGCCAAGGTATCCGCGCACAAGGTGCTCAATCTGGATGGGGGACAGGAGCGGCAGTGCCTTGCCCAGCTGCTTCGCCAGCTCAGTGGTGGTAGCAAGGTAGCGCTCTTCTGGGGCCAATCCTTGCAAGCGCAGCGACTCGACGGGGCCGCCAGTCAAGAAGTTCTTGTTGGTCCACACCTCGAACGCAGGCTTGACGATCTGGGGCATGCCCATAGACGAGTACCCGGGCACGGAGCCCAAGAACAGGTCACGGATGGCTTGCCACTGCGCCTTACCGTCGGTCTCGGCACGCATGCTGTCCACTGCCGCCACAGCCAGCGAGAAGAAGTAACCTGCTTCGAACGGGATTGGCAGCTTCAGCGGCTCGTCCACGCCGGGGATTGGCATGAAGAAGTTGGAGTACTTGTCCCGTGGGCGTGCGTTGCGGAAGGTCTCATCGTCTTCCATGGCCATGGCGTACACCAAGCCGGTGGCGGTCAGCAGCAGCGCGTTGTTGAAGAACTTGCGCTTGATTTGCTGCTGCTCTTCAAACGGCATGTTGCCTCGGGCAGCCTTGACCAGCACGTTCAGACCCTGAATCTGGGCGTTGAAGAACGGGATCAGGCGGCTGGCGTACTGCAGTGTGGGCGACAGCCCGCGCTTGTAGAAGTTCATCGACTCCATCGTGGCCATGTCGGCCTCGACTTCGGACAACCCGTTGGCTTCAGCGTTCTTGAGCACCAGCGCCAGTGTGGCGGCGTCAGCTCGCATCGCGTACCGGTCAGCCGCAGCAAGGACTTTTTCCAGTGCGCCTTGGTCTTTGCCGCTGGCAAGCTGGAGCGCCATCTTCTTCATGTCAGACATATCGCCTGCGAAGATGTTGGACTGGATCAAGCCCTTCTCGATCAGTTTGGCCTGTGCGTCACTGCTGCCAGTGCTCATGCGCAGATACTCAGCGCCTGCTTTGAATACGGAGGAGAACGCGTTGCTGTTCAAGCCGCCGGTAAAGGCCGCAGCCATTGGTTCGCGCAGCAACTTGCGGGCAATGTACAAAGGTGTGCGGGTCACGCCTGCACGCAGCAAGTCAGCAGCAACGCCGCCCAGTTTCAAGAAGCCGGGCAGGGCAAGGCTTGCGCCTTCCAAGCTCTGAACAACCAGCTCTGCAGGAACGCCTTCGGCAAGTGTGCCCTTGGTGTCCACCACGAGGTGACGCTCGCCCGTGTCTTTCGGGTTGCTTGGGTCAGGCTCTTGGAAGAACCGGATGGTGCGTGCGTTTGCTGGACCCGGGCCGGTCTTGATCGGCATTGCGTTTGTGCGCTTACCTGTGGCAGGATCGACGGGACCTTTACCCGCGCCCAGTGCTTGCAGGCCGTAGGCCACGCTCTTGGTGGCGTTGTTGGTCAGCGCCATGTCAGTCAGCAGCAAGGTGTTTTGCTGGATGGCTTCGTTCAAAGGCAACAGCTTGGTCTCACCACCTTTGAGTTCGGCAAGGTATGGCTGACGGCGGATGTCGCCCACGTTGAAAGTGACGTTGTTGCCGAAGTGCAGGTCGGCCGTACCGTTGGCGTTCACACGGTAGTACGGGACGTAGTCGCCATCTTTCAGCAAGTCTGCCGCAGTCTTCTTGGAGATGCGCCCAGTGCTGGCAAGGAACTCGATCATGCCCTTGTTGTAGGCGTTGTACTTGCGGCGCACGTTCTCCAGCGCATCTTTCAAGGGCTTGTTGGCATTGGCTGCCGCCAATGCAGCTTTCAGTTTCTCTTCCGTAACGCCCAGTTCACCGAGGTCGAGCTTGGACAAGCCTTTGTTCTGTGCCCGCTGTGCAACCATGTACGCTTGCGCAATGTCGGTCTTCGTCTGCGGATCATCCACAGGGATGTCGGCAATGGCGTCGAACACATCTCGAGCGCTGTTCTGGTTTGAGCTGCGGTAGCCAACGAGCCCTTTCGAGTCCGTGTACTGCACCAGCGGGCCGCTGTTCATCACTGTGAACATCTGCGCCATCTTCTGCTCGGCCTTGCGTACGTGGTACATGGCCTGCGTGAACATGCTGTCGTCACCAAACTTGAGGACGTCCCGCAAACCGGCACGCATGTCGACAGCGCCCATCTCAGCTTGGAGCGCAAGGTTGTTGCCCAGCTTCTCTTTCAAAGTCTTGGGGCGTGCTGTCAGGTCTTGGGCCAGCGACTCCAGCGCGTTGGTTGGTGCTCCGCGAGAGAACAGCAATGTGCCGGTACCGGGACGGCCTTTGCCTGCGGCCGGACCGACAGGCTTAAGATTTATACCAAGAATCTCTGGCGCTTGGTCAATGTACGCACGCTCAACAAATTTCCCGCGCTCGTTGTTTTGTTCGATGGCGTCAATCCCTGCAGCCTTTAACAGTTCCGTGGCTTTTTTGATGCCTGCTTTTTCCCGCATGCTAAAAAACACCGTGTTGGCGGGATACGCGCCTGTGTCTTTAGCGGTGCGTTTTGCCCAGTCGTCGCCGTATTTTTGGAGCAACGCGTCGAGCGCAGGACGTTCGCCAACTTTCAATTCCGAGTTTACAGAGTAGATGCGCGAACGAGGGATGTCGTCCAGCGTACGGTAAAGGTTGCCTTTTGCCGGATACGCTTTGAGCGCCTTGATTTTTGCCAATGATAAAGTGGCCGCAGCTTTTTCTTCTTTAGGAGTGCGTGCGCCGGTTTGCAAACGGTTCAGCATTGCCACTGCGTTTTTGTTCTGTGCAGGGTCAAGCGACTGCCCGTCATTGACGCCGGTCAAATATGCGGTGACGATCCGTGACTCAAACTTGCTCTGCAACGCAGCAGTGGATAGGTCTTCGTTGGCCGTTGTCATGAACTTTTCGTCCATGGCGCGGTAGTCTTGGTAAGTCTTTGAGCCGTAACCAGACTCGTTGGCTGCTTTACCAAACGGCACAGCGTTCTGATAGTACTCTGCGTACTCTTTGTTAGGTGTGGTGTATGGCCCCGCGCCTAACGACAGATCAGATTCAAAGCGAAGATCAAACGCCCCTTCACCAGCACCTGCGTACTTGGTGTTGAATGCCGTAAACGTGGCGTCGCTGCCGTGCCATGTGCCGCGCAACTCCAACTGGGCTGCGCCATACGCCATGTTGACAAGATCGCCAGTCGTCAGCGTCTTGATATTGATGCCGTATTTAGACAGCGCGTTGCGCAACACATCCATCACGGCTTTCAGCCAGTTGCGGATAGGACTGCCGTTTTGCAGAGCATCTGGGTTGACCCCTGCTTTGATTGCTTCTTCCACGGTGTACGCCAACAGTTCGTCATCGTACTGGTCAGCCGTTGTCTCGGCAGCTTCTACGCGAGCAATCGCCCGTTTAGCAATCTTGGACTCCAACGAGTTGTCGTTGCGGTTTGCCCAGCCTTTTACGGCAGATACCAGACGTGCGTACTGCGCTTTGTTGAACAGGTTGCGGAAGCCAACGTGAACACCGACTTCGTGCAGTAATACGCCCAGCGCTTCGCCTTTGCCAATGTTGTCGGCAAACATAAACACTTGCCCGTTCTTCGGGTTTACAAACGCCTTAGCATCCGCAGGAATGTCCGCTCCGTCGTAGTCGTACTTGTACGCGGGATCGTTAAACAAGTCGCTGACAGACTGGAAAAGTTTGATGCGCTTGCCAGCCACGCCGGGATCGCCCACAACTTTGTCCAGAGCTTTTTCAAGCGCCTCAACGGTTTGCCCACCATCAGCAGGTGCGCCGCGAGAGAACTCGTACTCATTGAAGCCATCGTCGGACACGCCCATGTCGAATCCGCTGATTCCCGTACCGCCTTCAACTTCGCCAAGCTCCGTAATGAACGCGCCGTACTCGGCACGCTCAGCGTCTTCTTTGGCTTCGGCAGCTGCTATTTCTGCTGCTTCTGCTCTTGCAATCGCGGCTTCGTAGTCAGCCAGATTCTTTTCGGCAACTTGCTGGTAGTAGTAAAGCCCACTGGTCTCAAGGTCGCCTACTTCTTGTTTTTCACCCGTCAGCTCGCGGTTGATATTCTTGAGACGCGTAATGGCCGTCATGCTTGTAGCGCCGGTCAGTGTGCGACGCTCGGCTTCCAGTTTAAGCACTCGGTTTTTCAAGTCTTGGACCCTGTCGTACAGGGCGTCTTCCAGTTGAACGCGTGTTGTTTCGTCCTGATCCAACAGCATCTGGGTGCGCTGCGCATCTGTTTTGGCAGCAGTTAGGCGTTCGGCAAACGCGTTGGCATCGGCTGTAGCTTCCGCAGACGTAATGGGTTTAGCCGTACGTGTCTCCATGACTGGGCGACGGGTGATGCCTTTTTCAGCCTTGGACTCCGCTGTACCAGTGCGGAACTTGCCCGGGGCGCTGGACTCAATCTTGGTCGCCTGCGATACCGCGCCTACCGTTTTAGGCGTCAGCGAATCAATCAGCGCTTGCTGTTTGTTGATGTCGTCTTGCAGCTTAGCAATTCGGTCTGCGCGTTCGGTCTTCTTGGCTTCGGTCTTCGGTTCTTTGGCTTTTTGCAAAGCCGCCATACCTGTGTTTAATTCTGCCATGCGCTCGTTGGCGCGACCAAGGTCCTGTACCCGCTCGACTTCAGCATCAAACTGCTCTTGCTCGGTGAGGGTAGCTTTTCGGCCACGTCCGCCAGCGGTTTTCTCGCCGGTCAACACATCGGTGCGCGTGATGCCCAAGCGGTTGGAGCGACGAGCTTTCAGCACATCGCGTTCCTTGAGGTACTCTTTCAGGTGCTTGTTGCGGTCAGCTTGAGAAGCCTTCAGAACCTTGAGGCGCTCACGCATCTTGGTCAGTTTCGCAGGTGCAGTCTTACCCTCATCGGCTTTTGCCTTGATGTCGCGGGCCATCTCAAGGATAGCGGCGTCGCCTTTAACCACAGCGGCTTGCTTGCCTGCAACGGTCTTGTCCAGCTTAGCCATGCGCTCATCAATTGATTTGGTGATTGCCTGATAAATTTCTGGATCGCTGGACATGGCCAACTCGGCCTTGGCCAAAGCGGCTTGCTTGGTTACGCGTGTCTTCTCGTACTGCGTGATGGAATCGCGCAGAGACTGGATTCGATTGTTGTTCTCCCCCATCTTTTCTTTGAGCGCTTCGATCTTGGCGGCGTGTTCTTTGCCTGCCTTACTGTTCTTGCGGGGGCCACGGAACGACTTGGCTTGATCCTGCAGGTCCAGCATTTCTTCGTGCATGAAGTGATCACGCGCCTGCAGCTCCTCAACACCTTCGCGCAAAGCCTCAGTAGAAGCGTCCAGTTCCGCAAAGTCCTCTGTGGCCGCGTTGACCAACTCAAACATCTCCTGACGCTTGCTGTAGTCAATGCGCTGACCGGGCAATGCAGCAAGGCGCTCAGTGCGGCCTTGGAAGTCGTTTAGTTTCTGTCTGTCCTTGGCAACGGTCTCGGCGCGGTCGAGCGCAGACAACGTATCTGGGGTAGTACCGGCAAGCTGCCCGGCAAAGGTGCGCTCTTCGCCAGCTGCGATGATCTGGTCTTCAATGTTGCCAGCTTGGCGTTGGGCCGCTTGCTGTGTGAGCTGGGCCTTTTCGATTTCAGAATCCAACAGCGCCATTTCACCCTCGACGCCGCGCAGCGCGTCGGTACCGAGTTCTTTGCCAATCTTGATCTGCTCACGCAACGCCTTAACTTGTGGGTGCGTGGAGATGTCAGCGTTTATGTAGGAGGCGGCGGTGTCCAGCTTTTTAGTGAAGTGAATGATGGAACGCTTGGCGGCACCAATCTTGGCGTGGTCTTGCATGGCGTCCATTTGCAACTGCAAGTCGTTGTTCAGGAACGTGATCATGGCTGACGAAGGCACGTACGGGTTATCCCGCTGCACATCCATCTGCTCTTCCAACTCGGCCATCTCTCGCTCAATGCGCTCAGCTGTGCGCGGCTGCAAGGTGCGGGCTTTGACCAACTGCAACCGCAGCTCCTGCATTTTTTCCTGCATCTCGAACAAGAGCGGGTTGCGCTGACGCTGCAAGGCATCGATCACACGGCGCTGGGCTTCCTCAATGGCAGGGCGCTTGCTGTCCAGACTTCCCAAACGGCTGCGAACGCGGCGCAGTTCTGTTTTTGCAGCAACGGTTGCTTGCGCGGCGCTGACAACCCTGTCGTCCATGGCCGTGAAGTTGGTGATGTTGTTGGCGATCAGACGGCTGGTTTCTTCGGAGCGTGCTTCAGCCGCAGCCAAGTTCATCTCTGCCTGCTCCAACGCCATGCGGATGGGGCCGAGGTCTTCGGCTAGTAGCTTGAGCCCCTCCCCCAGTTGCGCTTCCGTATCGGCCACGATGTTGTCGGCAGCACGGCGCTCGGACACTTGCAGGGTTTGCACTTCGGCTTTACGCGCTTGCAGCGTGTCGATTTGCTTTTGAGTGTCGGCAATCTTGGCTTCGTACTCGGCAACCTGCTTGCTCAAACGGGAGACAGTTTCCCGGGCCAGACCTTGGTTCTCCCGGGCTTCTTTCAGGTAGTCGCTGGACAGGTACGCGTCCAGTTCTTTCTGCGTGGCAAAGATCGTGCCCTTTTGCATCGGGGCATAGCGCTCGGCTGCAGCGCCTTGCAAGGGACCTTTGTCTTCTGGGGAGACGTACTGCACCTTGCCTTTGACCACACGGGTCTCGGACTGCGGAGCGACGGCTTCTGGCATGAACTCAGCGCCCAGCTCCTGCTGAACGGCGGTGCGGCCTTTTTCTGTTTCAGAAATCTTTGCACGCTCAAGCTGGGCCAACTCATTGCGCACATCTGCAGTCATCTCAGGGCTAGAACGTCCCGTCTGGGTAACCCGGTTGAGCCACTCGCCCGCCATGTTGCGGCGCTCTGGGTTGGTGTTGAACGCTTTGAAGTTCTCGGCAATCTGATCCAGTACCGACAGGGTGTCCTCGTCGTAGCGCTGACGCTGGGCAAAGGCGCGATCCATCTGGTCGCGCAGCATATCTTCGCTGGTTTGCGTTGGTGTTGGCTGTGTCGCTCCAAATGTGTCGCGGCGCACGCCTGCACGCCAGCGGGTGCTCAAGTCGTCCAAAGCCCGCAACGCAGCATCGGAGTCTGTCGGCTTGTTAAGGATGGCGTCAACGTCATTGGTGATCTGCGTGATGGTCTCAGGCTTAAGGCGGCCCCGCACCAACTGAATTTCTTTAAGCAGGTTGCCAACAACCGCTGCACGGCGATCTTGCTGGCGATTCAAAATGACATCTTCTGCGGCAGCGGTACGGGCTTCGGCAGCCTCACGTTGCGCTTTCTCTTGCTCGGGCAGGCCAGAAGTTGTGGGCGCAACTTTTTCTGTACGGGCGTACCACTCTTCAATCGACTCGTCGGGCTTCCGGTCAGGGGTGCCTGCGGCAATGTATGCACGTACGGCATCGGTGTCGCCGCCCAGCGGTGCACCAGCAGCAATCTTGGCCTGACGCGCTTTCAAGTCCTTGATCTGTTCCAAAAGGGATGAGACGCGTTCGCGGTTGGACCGGCGGCTGATGGCATCAGGTGCGCCGAAACTCTTGGCCACATCCAGTTGCTTCTCAAGTTCTGCAATCTGTGCGTTGATCTCAACAGGCTTTCCCGTCTGAGGCATATTGACGCGCTGTGCTGCGCCGCCAAACAACTCACCTTGGGTGGTTGTTGCTGTTGGCATGGCTGCTTGCTTCTCTACACCCTCAATGTCGCGCTGGGTACGGCCTGTGCTGCGGTCTTGGGCGGCAATATCGAGCTGTTCGAGGTATGCGTTGGCTTGCTCGTTGTCGATCTCGCCGGTCTGCAACTGGGCTTGAATGTCGGCAACTTGCTGCGTGAGCTGGGTTTGACTCGTTGCTTTGAGGCGTTTGGCCACCTCGTTGCGGATGAGCGTGCTTTCGCTGGATGTCAATCCGGGCAGGGGCGTTTTAGTAACCACAAGCTGCGCGGCTTTGACGGGTTCCTGCATCAGGTATTCGACATAGTCCTGCCCTGTGGGTTCGTACATCTGGCTACGAGCCAACTCCATACGTTCAGTAGCGTACGCCATAGGGATGGCCGAAACGCGGGCCGACTCTGCTGCCTCGGTTTTGCGACGCTCTTCGCTGGGAATCAGGATTTGTTGCTCGTACATGCCTCCAAGATCAGGCTCCGCAAACTTGGCGGGTTTGGTGCTGACGGGCTTCGCCTGCTCCAACGCATATTCTTCAGGAGTCAGCGTGGCAACGCGCTCTTGCTCCAGTGCTTGCTGGTACAGGCCGGACTGCTTGACGCGGGAGACTTCAGGGGCAAGCTCATTTCGAGCAGCCGCGTTGGCGTTGAGCTGTGCGTTGATGTCTTTGTTGAACGCCTTGTCCTCCGCCTCGGTGAGGGAGTCCTTGGTGACTTTGCGAATCTGCTTTTGCAGATCGACTTTTGCTTGTTCCAGCGTCTGCTGGTCAGAGACCAGCTTCAACGCGTATTCAGGCGTTTGCTTCTGGGCTGCTTCTTTCTCTTGAACAACGCGTTCTTCGTCGGCTTGCGCGGTTTCTGTCAACAGGCGCTCTTCACGGTCAGCCTTGGCCGCTTGTGTCTTTGCGCCACCGCGTTCAAATGCCCGACCAACAGGGGCTGCAACTCCGCCCAGCACCGCACCACCAATGAAGCTGTCGATGTATTCTTTACGGGCGTTCTCGTCTGTGATGCTTGCGCCTGCCTGCAGGCGTTCCAGAACTTGCTGCACTGTTTCAGTAAAACCTTCGCGGCTCATGGCCGCGCCTGTCTTCAGGGTGTAATCTGTAATAGCCTTGCCCAGCGTCTGCGACGCAATTGCTTTGGCCTGCTCAGTGGTCAACTTGGAGCCAACAGAGCCGAGCAGCTTGCCCACACCGGGCAGCAACGCCATGGCGGCGGTATCCAAAAGGGCTTGAGGCACAGCAGCTGCGGCTGCTTTACCGAGGCTGGCTTCTTCAAGCGTCTTGCCTTCTCGCATCTGCGCGGCAATGTTGGTACCGGTGAACTGCCCAGCGGACAAAGCGCCTGCGCCAGCCAGACCCAAGCCGGTAGCAATGGATGCAGGGGCGGCCAAAGCCGCAAGGCCTGCGGCTGCTGGAGCCAACATATAGGGGACGGAGCCGCCCAATGTCTCTTTGAATTTCTGGAATGGGGCTTCGGTCCAGCCTTCTTCGGTGGGGGTGAAGCGGGCAGCGGCTTTGGCTTCTTGCGCTTTTTGATACGCCTCCGCTTCGGGGATGCCCATTATTCCCAGCTTACCGGCAGTCAGCGCGGTCTCGCCCTTGAGACGTTCAATACCGGCAGCGGCAGCAGCTTTGAAACCCTTGGTGTCTTCCTTGGATTTCGGGGCTTCTTCCTTACGCCCGAAGGCGTCGGGATATAACTTGGCGGCCTCTTGCATCGCAGCTCTGGGGTCTTCGCCCTCCTTGAGAGGGAACCACGAACCGTCTGGGAGCTGGACTGACTGGGCCATAAGAGACTTTCAAATTGTGTCCGGGGAGCGCGGCCCCGGATGTGTAAGCGCTTACTTCAGATTTTAACGCGGTCTGTCGCGTGTGGGTGCAACATCCCCAACTTTCGGATACATCAGCGCAGAGAACTGTTGAGCGCCGCTGAGCAACTCTTGCATTGTGATGGGTTGCTTTCCAATACTTTCGAGTTTGGCATTGGTCTCGGTCAACAGCTTCACCGCCGCCATACCTGATTTGTCTGCCGTAATTTCCTGCATCTTCTTCAGGCCAGATTCGAGTCGTGCGCGATCCGTACTTCCTTCGCCCAAAATCATGGCTGTGCGGTCTGCCCCTGTTGGCATTGCAGCAATACGTTCTGAGCTTGCAATTTGCGCAGCTGTCCGCCCGGCGCTGCCGCTCTCCCGGATAAGGGTGTTTTCGCGGTCTGCTGCAAGAGAACGTGTTGTTTTGAGGTCGTCTGCTGCAAGACCCAGCACAGCCGTGATCTGCTTGTCCTTCATGTTCAACTCGTCCTTTGCGCCGCTGTAGAACAGTGAATCGCCCTGTCGTTTGAGCAAACGCGACTCTTTTTCGGCATCACGAATGTCGCGTGCGTCCATGTCGGAACGGTTAAGCCGCAGGTCTTCCAGTCTGTCTTTGGCCAACGCAAATTTTTCTTTGGCGGCGTTGATCTTGTCGATGCCTGCAATATAGCGCTCGCTTCCAACTTGCACACCCTTGCCCAAAGCCATGCCGATGCCTCCCGGCGTGGTCATCATAGCCGCACCCGCTTGCAGCAGCGCCAACCCCATGTACTTGTCACTCATGCCTTCCGAGTCTTTTTCTTGCTTGAGCAAGCGAGTCTCGCGGTTTTTGTAGGGATCGACTTTGTCAGCAACTCGTTTTTTCTCGGATTCAACAAATTGCGTACCTTCTTCCTCAAGGCTCTTTGCATACTGGGTGGTGGCGTTTTTGGCCGCGCCTATGTTCAAATCTGTCTGACGCTGGTACTTCTGAATCAGGTCATCAAGCCCTGCTTGTGGAGGTTGGTTTTTGCCTGCAGCCGCTGCGCCGAGAGCCTTGCGGGTAGTATCGGCAGCGGGAACGACTTTGTCCGTAGCTGCAGCTTTGTCGGCTGGAGCCGGACCTTTTTCTATTGCGGCTGCAGGCGTTGCGCCCGGATAACGCGCACCTTGTTCGAGCGGTGCAGGTGTGGTCACGCCGTAGGCTTCTGGCGTGTAGGTACTACCGGCTGTTACCGTTGCCATATTGGCCGCACGTTCTTGTTCGTACGGGGTAGGCAGCCGTGCGGCGTCTGCTTGAGCCTGCAGTTTTTCGCGGCGTGCCCGCTCGGCAGGCGTGACGTTGCTGTAAAGAAAGTCTTCGACCCAGCTCTTGCTCTGCCCGTTAAAACGCTCAACATCACCGCCATCGGCAAACGCAATGATGCCGCCGCCTGCGAAGTTCATATTGCCTGCGGGGATTTGCGCGATGCCTTGATCTTCTGGCATGGCTTGAGCCATCTGCTGTGGGGCAGGTTGAGGGGCCATCTGCGCCAAGGCTTGATCGACTACTTTTGGCTGGGCTTGTCCGCCCTGCATCTGCTGGGCATTGCGTGCGTGCTGCCGGTCTTGGCTTTCCTGAAACACCAATGGAAAGATAAACGGATCGCTTTTATGCAGCTCCCCGTATTTACGCAGAGCGTCAGTACTCATCATCCGCAACGTGGAACTGATGTTTCTCTGGTCATTTCTTTGGTCGATTGCCATAACTATTCCTTATGCCATTTTGGACAGGGCCAACTCAGCCAGACCTGCTGATTTCTTCTTACTGCGCTTGGCCTTGACGTCTGTGACTTCGCCGCCCTTAGCATAGCTGCTGACCGTGCCGCCTTTGGCTTTGCTCATCATGTATGCGCCGCCAAGGGCTGTGCCTGCCCCAAGAAGCTGCGAACCGGCACTGGGCGCTGCCGTATACATTGTTTGTGTCGAGCCAGACGGCGTGCCGCGCAGCAAGTTGGATTGGAACTCCAGCTGCTGGTATGGGAACTTCTTCTGGGCCAAGAAGTCTTCGTATTGCTGGGACAAACCAGTCTGCACTTGCTGTTGCTGCTGGGTGCCGTAAGCCTGCTGCAGCTTGTTAACGTCCATGCCTTGGCCGAACTGTTGCTGGGCACCAGTGAGAGCCGTTTGGAGACCTTGCAGACCAAGCCCTGCGCCGTATTGTTTTGACTGCTCCCGAAGCTGCTGCTCGGTATTGAACTGGGTCTGACCGCGACCATACGCATCCTGCAAACCACGAGCTTGGATGTCGCCTTGTTGTGTTGCCAAATTGCGTGCAGCTTCGGCGTCCATGATGGCTTGACGGCTACCGCCAAAAGCGCCAGCACCAACTGCTTGTGCGCCGCGCTGAGTGCCCGCAATATCTGCCTGTCGCTGGGCTTCGCGCTGCTGTATGCCCACCACGTTCTGCATGTACGGGTCCATGTACTGACTCGCTTGAGCGCCAAACTGGCCGGTAGCGTAGGGATCGTATGAGGTGCCAAGCGCACGTTGCGTTGCTTCACCAGTAGCTGCCGATGGGCCCATGCCTGCTGCGCCTTGGAATGCGCGTTGCTGCATGGGCGTGAACTGGGCCTGCCGCTGACCCGTGTATTTCTCGTACGGGGCTTGAGAAAGCGCGGCACCTTTGCCCAGAACTTCTTGCGCATAAGGAATTGCCCAATCCGGCAAATCTTGAGTTTGTGTCGTGCTAGTTGGCTGTGCTGGAGCGGAGCCGCCGCCGTCGTCGCACGGATACAGGCGAATGCCGTCCTTAGAGTAGCCTTCAAATTTGGATTTAATCAGCATTGCGAGCCTCGCATTCTTTGGCAAAATTAGTCAGGTATTGGGCGAATGTTTCTTCGTGTGCCCAGCGGCGAATGTCCGGGCCGATCTCCCGCGCCCAGTCCAAGCCGCCCACAATCAAGGCAGATGCTGACAGTACGTCAATGTACGCGCCGCGCAGGATGAAAGCAATGGAGCGATCCTTCTCGGTTCCTTCGCGCTCCAGCTTATTGGCAATGTGCCAATTCACAACAGAGTTAACCAGCGTGCTGCTCAGTAAGCCAAGGTGCGCTTGGTAAAACTTATCTGCTGGCAGGCCGATCAGCAAGTCCCAGAACACGGCATGAATCTCGTCATCCGCAACGGGTTTGTCCTTGTCAATCAAGTCGTCCCAAACGTGCAGCGCTCGAAATATTCGCACCACAAAGTTAACGGCCTCAACGTCGCCTTTTAAGAATTGCCCAAACAAAGGAACATGTTTGTTCAAGCGATCAAATTCAGGAGTGTTCATACAGGCAGCAATCTTTCAGCTTTGGTGTTGGCAGCTACACGGTTTTTGCCCGTGGTCTTGGCGCGGGCTTTCTGCACACGGTCCATCATGGCGTAGAGTTTACGTGCGCCAGCTTCTGTTGAGCCATTGCCCAACTCAGACACGATGCGGGCCGGAACCACGAACTCACCATCAGCCAAACGGGCTGGGCGCTTGTCACCAATCGAGGCCGGAATGGAATCACTCACGCCATCACCGGGTCCGCGAAGCAAGCGACCGCCGTCAGAGTAATCGCCCAAATGGCTTGGGCCACCTTGGGCCAGAGATGCAATGCCGCCTTGGGCAAGCATGATGTTGTAATTTCCCTCGTCTGGAGCCTCGTACGGTTGCCACACTTTCTTTGGAGGGGCGACAGACGTAAAGCCCCCTGTCACCGGGTCAAAGGTATAGCTCTTGATGAGGCCGCTGGTGTCATCCACATACTCACCGCCTTGTCCGGGCTGCGCTCCAAAACTTGACGGTATTTTGAACTTTTTAAATATACCCCCCAGTGTGCGGTTGACTGCTGATTGAGCGTCAGTCGCTTGCGCGGGTGCCGGAGCCGGGGCTGGAGCCGCAGCTGGAGCAGGCGCACGAACAGGTGCGGTAGGAGCACTTCCTTGACCCATCAGGTACTTGTACACATCGCCGGACATGCCCGTCATGCTGTAGTAGGGGTCTTGCTCAACGGGCTTGACTGCTTTGGTATCGCCACCTTCGGCAAAGTTCTCAGCGCCAGTGTAAGGATTGACCGCCATGTCGCTCACGCCGCCTTGGGCGTACGCTGGGCGCATCTGCGATTGGTTTTGCTGCGACATTGCTTCAATGGGCTGGATGTCCATGAGACCGCCACCCGCAGCTTTGCGAACAAATCGTGGGTCAAAATGCTGCATCTCGCTGCTGTCGTATCCGGTGGGGGAGCCAACAGGTCTGTATCCAGAGGCCGCGCCAGTGGGGTTGTAGCTGAAGTCGTATTCGTGTGCCTTGAGCTTTTCTTTTTCAGCTTCAGCTCGCTGCTTGGGTGTCAGCATTTCCATAATCCCCGGAGCTGCGGCCATGCCTGCATACTTCAGGTTTTCTTTGGTCATGAACTGCGATGGGTTGTCCATGAGCTGGCCAAGTCCTGTTTTCATTGGGTTTGCCAAAGCCTGCTGCGTGCTCGCAGTAAAAGGCGAGGCAGCAGTGCCTGCGGTGTTGGATGCGTATTCACCGGCGCTTTCCGCGATCTGCTGCGGAGTGAACCCCGCCTCCAACATACGCTGAGCCGACACTTGGTTAACGCCAGAAGCAGAAAGCTCCGGCAGCGCAACGGTAGTGGGCACCATACTTCCAGCCTGCGTAGGCGGAATAAACGACCCGGGGGCCTCACCAAAAGCACCAAATTGATTGGGTGTGGCGTTGAATGCAGCGTACTCTGGAATTGCAGAAGCGGCTGCAGACTCTGTGCCCGCCATTGCCGTTTGAGCTGCGTTTGCTTGTGCCAGTGTTGCATCCGCAGCGGCGGTACCTGCTAAGCCAGCTTCTCCTGCTGCCGCACCTAAACCAGCGGCTGAGCCCGCACCCATCAAACCACCAGCCAGACCAGCTCCGCCAAAAGCGCCCAAGCCAGCCATCAGGCCTTTCTTCAGGCTGCCGGTTGCTGCTGTGTACCCAGCGCCTGTAATCAAAGCCGCAGACATGCCGCCAGTAAAGGGGGCCAGCGCAGCACCAATCACCATCGGCAAAAGGCTTGACAGGAAACCAGCTTCGGGTAAACCCGTATCAGGGTTGGTGGTTAATTCACCGCCGTGGGCTTTCGCCAACGCGTGTAGCCCAGCAACTTCTTGCGGGGCCATATGAATCAACTGAGTATCCGGACCTCTACCACGGGAGGCAAGGTGTTGTGCAGCAAGTTGTAGGCTCATGTATGCCTCGCGGGAAGGGGGTTAATCGAGTCTATCATGCCGGGAGCGCAGACACAAATGTGGCCGTCAGAATGAGAGAAGGTGAAATTGGAGTTACTGGAGCAGTCCCCGCAGGGAATGTGGCAACGACTGTGTTTCCGCTTACAGAAGAGAAGTAAATCTCAATGTAATCGTTGACGTTCATGTTAACGATAAGGTTCCACCCGTCAATACCGCTTCCGGGTTCGCTGCCGTGTTTGCCGTTAACTTGCACAACACCCGCGCTGTAGGGGATGTCCACGCCGTTCTGTTTAAACCACATGGACACGTTATCTTCAGTGGTGGTGAAATTCAAGAGCTGCGCAGTGAACTGGAAGTTGTACACCCCCGCAACGGTCGCCTTTACCCGTGAGGTGTTAACTCCATCAAGCTCCACACCAAAACTGGCAGCCGTGGTCGTTAATATCATGGCTTGCGCCGTAGTGGCGTTGGGCACCCCAAGAGATTCAGTAACGGCAACTCCAATGGTATGGGCTACGTTGGTTGTTCCATATACGCCCCGGGTAATCCCCGTGAAGGTGGTGGATGTTTTGCCTGTGTATATGATCAACTCGTCTTCGATCAGCAAGCCCCCAGACGGGGTAAACCCCGTGGTGGATGTAACTGAAATTGGCGTGGTTGACACGTTGGTCATGTTCGCTGTCAAGAACGTGGCTCCGTCTTGAAAAAACGAACCGTAAGGAACCTGCAAGACTGATGTCGTGGCATTGGTATCCAGCTGCGCCAATATGGCGTCCAGCCGGTTGAAATATAAACGCAGCACATCGCTGTGCTGGTCGTGGAACCTTGCCTCATACTGGACCGGAGCCGTAGGCAAGCGCGGTGCAACTACCCGGTTCAGCTCAAATTCGGAGGTGACGATAAGTGTCATGCTTATCTCCGGCCATCAGGACGCAAGTCGATTGACGGAACACCCAGCTGCCACTGCACACCCAAGTCTTCGGAGCTGATCTTAAATGCCATCTGGCGGCCACGGACCCGGACATAGACGATCTCAGTGAACTGCTGCACCGTGTAGTTACGCTGGCCAGAGTAGTTCTGCGTACTGGCAACTGTCGGTGAAGCGGCTGCGCTGTAGGCTGAACCGGGGTTTTGTCGGGGCTTGAGCGTCATGGTGACCGACGGCTTGTCCACTGTGGACCCGTCAAACGTGATGTCCGGGATCATGCGCCAGACAAATCCGTAATTGTGACCATCGCCAATATTCGCGTCCGCAGATTGAATGAACGAGCTGATCGGGCTTGGTGGGTTTGTTGTGCCGTCATCCACGCCATCTTCGTGGTAAATAATCTGGCCGCCATAGCCTGCAGCGGTGGGGTGCTCCCGCAAAGGCGTATCCAACCAAGCGGTTCTGGCGAGGTTGCCGTAAGACCAGATGCGTTCCAAGTGGTTGTAAACCACATAGCGGTCAATTACCGTGGAGTTGGCGGAGCAGTAGAACCACCAGATTTCGTTGAATCCTTCATTGGTGGACGCAAAAAACTGATATTGCTGCTGCAAGTTAATGTTGCCGAAGATGTATTGACGCAGTGGGCAGGCCAAAGTCTCCACACGACCGGAGTACATGTAGAACTTATCCAGCCCCATCCAGTATGTGATGTTGGCAGCAGTGGCGCGAGCGTTTGGCCCCGCAATCGAGATGTTGTCGCCCAGAATTTGAAAGCCCCAGATATATGGGGGGCCAAGGTACTGCATGGAATACAGCGCTGCATCCGTCCACACCAAAATTTCCTGCCGGGATTGCTGATGCGCAACGATCGACGACCCGGTACTCAAGCGGTAGCTACCTGCTTGGTTGGTGATGCCGGGGGCCCACAACGCGTAGTTTTCTTGGTCCGACCAGCGGACCAACAACGGGTCCTGTACGGCTGAGCCATAGTCGTTGCAGCCAAAGGCGATCACAAAGCGTGAGGCATCCGACACGGTCACAGCACTTGCAACGGTGGGACAGCTGGTGTCTGTAGTGTATGGCGCTGGGCTCGTGGATGACAGCAGCACGGCGCGATCATAAAGCAAGGGATTAGCGTTGACTTTCCACAGGTAGAGCCCGCCGCCTCGGGGGTTCAGGACAAGGTCTTGGCCGTAGTTGGTTTGGCTCCATAAACGCAATTGAGAAACCACCCCTGAAGATGCGGATTGCCCCCAGCCGGTAGCACCCGAGAATTGCAAAACCGGCGCAGTATCGGCATGAGACGCGGCTGTGCTGCCAACGCCTCGTGTGCAGCCTGTAAAAGTTGTGGGGGTAATACCTGAGTAGGTGATGTATTCTGCGTCGATTCCGATTGCGCCCGACGCCGCAAAGCCTGTCGTAGACACAACGGTGATTGTCGTAGCAGAAGAATTTAACGCCCCGTTCAGTGCGGTGGTACTTGAAGGGGCCCTTGCCCCACCAAAGCCTCCAGCGCCCCAGCCGGTCACAACTTCGTATATCTCAGTGCCGACAAAAACTTGATACGCAAAGGTAGCTGCGCCTGCAGTGCCTGTTGATGTGGCAGGTGCTGACACCGTGATAGTGTAGGTGGCGGAGTTGACGACGGTGATGCGAAACTCTTGGTTGAGCGCGGAGGCAGGGATGCCGTTGACCGCGCCTACAACCCCTGAGATGGTCACAAAGTCGCCAGTATTTGCCCCGTGTGTGGCATCGTTGCACGTAACTGTGGTGGAGCCGGTCACTGTAGTGAAGGCGTTGGATGCTATCGCGTTGGTATCCCGAATGGGCGTGATGTCGTAGAACGTGCCTCCGACTGAGGCTTGGATGTAATATTTCAGGTTGGTTCCCACGCCCAGCAGGTTGTAGCCCGCCAACGTGACCCAGTTCCACAAAGACCGCGCAACTCCCCAATACGACCCAGTAGGCGGCATGAGGCCGGTTAGCGGCACCCCCGCGTCTGTTGTCCAACCACCCAATTTTTCGGGCATGCCGGAACGAAAACGGACCTTGTCCATCTCAAACCATGTCCCCTCATTAGCCAGCGTCGTCGACTCCCTCGACACGCCCGGTCTTAAAAGCAGTTTTTGTAATGGCACGGTTTACCTCACGCGGTCATGGAAGAAGCTGTCGTTTGCACTTCCGCCACGCGGCGGCCCCAGCCTTTACCAAATGTACTCCAATGTGGCAAATCCATCAAGAAGGAAAGACGACGCTTGGCGTAGTCCTCAACCAGCTCGGCAGGGTCCATTGCAGCAACTGCGGCCAGCGTCTTGGGGCCAATCCCCCCATCTTGCTCAACACCGACGCAGCCTTGCAGCCATTTGACCGCCCGACCCGGCCCAGAATTAACAGCAGCATCGAACACGGCATAGTCCACCCCGGAAGGCAGCTCGTCACCTTTGATCTTGTCCCAGTACTTGGACCGGTACAGCGGCGCAACCGTAGCAGGTGTCAGTGCCCGCATGGCTTTTTCCTCGACCGGGTGGCCAACCCACTCTTCCCAGACCTTTTGCGTTACGCCAAGATTGGTTCTGCCGCCCGGGTCAGCCGGATGATCTACGTAGCCGCCTTCATGGTGCAGCAGCTTTTGCAGGGCTTCGGCAAAGTTCTCTTTCATTTCATACCTTTAATCATAGCGTCGGTCTTATCTTTGCTGGACTTGCTGGAGCCAAAGAAGAAGTTAAAAAATCCCGTCAGGACTGTCCCTATCAACACCCCAAGGATGGTGTCGGCCATACGCACCCCGCTTGGATGCACAGTTCCAAAGGTCACAAAGGCAAAGTAGGTCATGGCAAAGATGGACCATGCACTGGTGAACAGGTACAGGAAGTTCTTGGCAAACCAGTCTTCTTGCTGCAATGCAGCAATCTGCATGGCACGGGCACCGTCACGGTCTTTGACTTCAAGCTCAAACTGGCGCAAGTCTATTTCCGCAAGTTTTGCAGCCGCCTCAGGGTCTGCTTGGATGGCTTGCGTGACGGCCTCAATAGTATCTTCAACGCCAAGTTTCTCAGCAATAGCACGAACAGCCATGCCACCAAGGGGACCAGCAACAATAGTCGCAAGACCGGGTGCCACATTTTTAAGCAGTCCAGCAAGTAGTTCATTCATCTTTATTTCCTTATGTACAGCATGTAAATCACGATGCCGTAGATCATCAATCCCGTCAGAACGAGCGCGGCAATACTGATTGCAATGTACTCGGCCAGCTCTTCCCTTTTTTTCTTGAGCTTAGCCACGGCACGGCCTGCGGCTTCCTTTTCCTCACGTCTGCGCCTTGCAGCCTGCGCTTGGAATTTTACCCAGTCCTCCCACAGCCCCGGACGGCCTGCGTAGATCATGCGCTCACGTAACTCGACCTCTTGGGCGTTGAGCTGCTCCAAGGCCATGAACTCTTCCATGTCAGACCGAGCCGCACCGCCGGATGCCTTCTTAGTGGCCTTTTCCTGAATCTTGGCTTTGTTGTCAAAGTAATCAAAGACGCGCCCACCTATCGCCGACAACTCTTTTCCGTTGTTGAGGGCGGCTTTGATTACCTGAAACGCTGCGTTCGCAGCCGCCAACTCTGCGAGCATGAACTCTTTTACTCAGGTTGCGCGTCTGCTGGCAGCGGAGTGTTCCCTGCGTCCAGCCATGCGAGGTACTCAGCGTAGTCTGTGTTGGCGGGATCGAAGGGGATGAAGGCGTTGTCGGACAGGCGCAAAATAACGCACGGAGTAGGCATGTTTGTTGGGTTGTGTATTTTGTACATTTACAGCTCCGCAGTAAGAAGTGATTTACCCGAAAGGTAGCGAACTGAAGTTCCTTGACCCGCAGTACCAGAGCCAGAACTGACGGGCGTGTAAAACTCGACAGAACTTTTACTTGCTGTGTTGATAGTCGGTGCGGTAGCGTTTGCAATAGCGCCTGAGTAGTACATAGACAAATTTGGGGATACGTTTGTTAGCGCAGGAGACGCCCTCATTTCGACTGGAAGTCGCATTTGATAAATAGTCGCAGTTGTTGCATACCATACTCCAGCGCCAGCATGAGATGCGCCGTCAGAACCCCCCAGCAAAACACAATACCGCTGACACATCATCAGCTCACGCCCGTAGTCCCTGCGCTCAAACGGGGATGCAACAGACCCTGCTTCCAGTTGGACTCCGGTGATGTAGAAGGTGGCTCCGTTGGTGCCCACTACGCTGACAGAACCAGATGTAGTAAAGTCGTTGGTTGCAGTCCAAGAATTTGCTGTCCCTTGATAATCAGAACCAGAGCCTAAACTCCAATCCAAACGAATACCAACACCATTTGTTGTTAACCATGTTCCTGATGTATCACCAGCAATTGTTACAGTCTTTTGTTCCCAAGTATTGGCCGTGCTAATTGTGTATGTGGCTATATAACTTCTGTTAAGCGCAGAATTTCGTAAACCTACAGAAAAAGTACCAGTTAAACTAGATTTAACCCAAAAAGAAAAAGTTATTGGTTGTGCGCTTGCAGTCCCCCATCCAAAATCTGCGACATTTAAACCTTCAATAATATATCTAAAAGAATTAAAGTCGCCAGCCGCTAAAGATGTATCTTGGGTTGTTACAGTTATAGCAACAGAATTTACAAAACCAGCTGGAGTATCTGTAGATTGCTGCATAGTAAATACAGCAGGACTTGTGCAGAAACCAAACCACCTATCTACACAAAATACATTAGCTAACGGCGAACTTGTCACACTCGCTCCAGCATTCCTCTGGTCAATCTGCATGTCACCGTTGATAATCCTATTCCTGAACCCCATTGAGTTCACAGGAGCAGCCACGCCGTACAGGACAGCATTACTGCCACCGCTGGCATCGTTGATTGTGTTTACTTTTAAGTTGCTCATGCGAGTTGCTCCTCAGTTGGTCGTGCAAGCGTTGGGTGTTCCCAAAGAGCAATGTAATCGCCCTTACCGTCAGAGTCGTTCTGGAGCCTGATGGTGGTCATGAAGTCACGGTCTGTGAGTTCTGGGTAGAGAGCTTTGATGCGTTCGTATAAGGTCATGTTGCGCTCCGAACTAAGACACCTTGAAAGTATGTTGTAAAATCTAACGCTGAAAGCGCCTGACCAGCAGTTAAATACCCATAAATTTCTATGTAATCTGTACTTCCGTTGCAATAAACCAAAACAGACACACCAGCAGTATTTGAAGTAACACTTCCACGTTTAAATTCAGAACCGTTTTTGTGGACACGGCACGACATAACCGTTGAAGAAACCCCCGGAGAAACAGCAGCAGAAATTTGGTAATAGCCAGAAACTGTTGGAGTAAATGTTGAGGAATCAAAGTTGCTATTTGTGTCAAATTCTTCTGTTTGAAACAACAATTTTGTTGCTGTAGCTGAAGAAACCGTTTGTGCCGTACTCTGATACGCACTAAAAGCAGGCCCGCCAATAGGCACACCGGCAGTTGCAGTGGTCAGGATAGTCCCGTTGGAGTCGGGGAGGTTGATGGTGCGGTCAGTGTTGCCGTTGGGTGAGGCAATTGTGAAAGTGCCTGTGCCGCTGGCGTTGGGGGTTAAAGCTATTTTGCTCATGGTTGTGTTCCTTGTTCGTCAGCAGGTTGTGGCGTGTTGCCTTCGGCAAGCCATTTCAAATAGGCTTGATTAGCGGAGGTGTTAACCCAGTTTCCTGTTGGCACACTATCAAAAAACTCTTGTGCAAATTCACTGTCTAAACTTAGTTTATATGTTTTCATTTTTACAACTCCGCATCCGCACTAAAACCAACGCCATTATCATCACCAACAACCGAGCCAACAGACCCTGTAAATGTAAACAAAATACCCATTGTGCCAAGTCCTGCAATACCACTTATTGTTGCGTCATTTGACCGTGAGTTATTTCGCACATTAGCATTTGCCGCTGACGGGTTATAAGATGTTATTGTTGATGGGGTATCTCGTTTTGTAGTTTTATATATCCAAGTAAACCCACGGCAAGGTGCGCCAGCGGCGGCTGTTTGACTAATTCTTAATGCGTTGACACTGCTAGTATTTTGTGCTGGAGCAGTTCCAATTGGAAATGTAGATTCATAATACCGCTGACACATCGCCAACTGCCCGGTGTAATTTACACGCTCAAATGGAGTGGCTACTGCTCCTGCTTCAAGCTGTACGCCTGTGATGTAGAAGGTAGCTCCGAGAGTGGAAACCCATTGCGTCTGAGCAGGAGACCCGATGGCAAACGCTGTTGTGCCCCATGCCCCTGCCGCTTGTTGGTATGTTGTTCCTGTACTCAAACAGAAATTCAAATGAAACCCAATTCCGTTTGTAGAAAGCCAAGTACCGCTGGTGTCCCCAGCAATGGTTATTGTCTTCTGCTCCCAAGCGTTCGCCACGTTGACCGTGTATGTCGCAACATAGCTTCTTGCCCCGCCTGAATTGTAGATTGAAATGCAGTAAGTCCCTGTAATGCTGGACTGCACCCAAAACGAAATTGTTACAGCCTGAGCATCCGCAGTGCCCCATCCAAGGTCAGAGACGTTAAAGCCTTCAACGCGCTGGTTAAGGGTGCAATACTGCGCTACTCCGATGCTTGCGTCTGCGGTTGTTACAGTGGCGTACAGTGAATTTTTAAATCCCGCTGGGGCTGTAGCGGACTGCTGCGTTGTGCAAACACCGTCTGTCTGGTTAGCAAAACCAGTTCGATCAACAGGAAATACTCGACCTGTAGCGGTTGTTACACCAGTGATTACTGCACCAGCATTCCTCTGGTCAATCCGCATGTCACCGTTGATGATCCGATTCCGGAAGCCCAAGCTGTTGACTGCGGAGATGTTGTTGCTGTTGACGGTCAAAGCCGTCAGTGTTCCGGTGGTTCCGGTAATTGGTCCCGCAGACGCCAAGTCCGGCGTATCGATTCCGTTTGTTCCATCGAGCGTAATCATACTGTTTCCTTTTTCTTGCAGGCATCAAAATGCCAGCGGTTTGCCGCGCCCTTACCCATGCCTTCCAATCCGCAGTGCGGACAAGACCATTTGATCCGTGCTGCTGCAACCGTATTGGCGTACGCCTCGGGCGTCAGTTTAACGCCCTTCTTTTTAGAAGTGTTACCGATTTTTGACAACCGCATCTTCTCGACCGTTTCGGGCGAGTGTTTAAAGCCCAGCATGCCCGACGGTTTACCCATCTTGATACGGCTAAGAAGGGCTCTGTGCTCGGGATCTTGCATCTGCTTTGTGACAGCGACTCGAACTTTTTCGACCATGCCTTCGGGCATCTTTTTGCCTTTGTTCCAAGCTGCTCGACCCCTTAAGTTGGGGCGTTCCCCAGTCAGTACTGGCGGCTTCCCACCTCCGGCAACCAAGTTCCAGCCAATCTTTTCGGTGGGGCGCAGCTTGGCTTCAATGTCAAGACAGTAATTAACGTCCGCGACAAGAATCTCTGTTTTCAGCAGCGTGTCCCAGCCGTGTTTTTGAATGGCAAAGGCCAGATGGCGATTGCCCTTTGCTCGTGAGTGCTCAATAAAACGACGTGCCGAGTTGTTAGAAACGCCGATGTACCCCTGACTAAACATGTCAATGTGCTCGGGAGCGCGAATCCAATAAACAGCGTGCGCCAGCATATTCTTCTCCGATCAAAGGATCACCCAGCGTGATCCGCTGGAAACTGTTACCGTTACAGGCGAATTGATGGTGCCCAGCGTCACAAACTGTGAAGTGCTGACAGTATATGTGCCAACACCCCCTGCACCGGTAACAAACGCGGTGATTGTGGTTCCGGCTGTGATGCCCACGCCGGAGATAACCGCCCCCACATACAGCAAGCCAGAAGTTACTGCGGTCACTGTTAGCACAGTGCCAGCAAGCGTGCCCGAGCCGTCATCAATCCGTCCAGTCACAGCTGTATTGACAACGGTGATTGGCCCCGTGCTCATGGCGTTGCGTGTGGACGGGATGGTGTAGTTGACCGTTACGTTCTGGTCGTTCTCTACAAAGACTTGATCCGCGCCGCCGCCCGTGGCTCCGCCACCAATCCCGGTCCACGCTGTGCCGTCATAGCCTTCCCAGCTGTCGGTGTCCGTGTTGAAGCGGAAGTAACCCGGCAGGGGTGTGGAATCGCGCTGTGCGGCAGTGCCCGCAGGGGTAATCAAAGCGCCCGTAGTGCTGGTGGCCAGATTGGTGTTCTGGTACGCAAAGTTAGTGCCGTCCGACCAAATGGCCACCGTGCGGCCTGCTGGAATCAAAGCCCCCGTACCCGCTGCTGTGGTGTTGCCCAGAGCCGTTGAGTTGTAGACCGTTGCTGGATAGGCGCTGGCGTTGTAGACCACGTAGGTCTTTTCCACCGGAGGGGCGTACACTGCAAATGCGGCTGTCGTGGTTGTGGTCAGAGCCAACACCATGTTGCGCGACTGATCGGGCAGTCCGTCAAGCGCGGTCAGCGCTTGGTTTGCCGTCGTAACTGAGACGGAAACATATCCCGCAATGGCCGACTCCACCAGCGTGCCAAGGTTTGTGTTGGTTGTGTTGCCCCACACGCCAGCTTGATCGCCCGTGGCGATAAGTTCAATGCGAAGGGATGGTGAGTATGTGCTCATGGTATTTTACCTTGTGTGGATTGTGCCCGTAAACTCATCAAACCACAACCCAGCGCGAGCCGGACGGGACCGTCACTGTGATACCGGAATTTATGGTCACAGGCCCAGAGCTGATCGCATTGTTTCCTGCGCTGATGGTCGAGCTAACGCTAATTGTGGCCGAGTTCTCCACATACCCCATGCCGCCAATAACGGCCCGCTCAGCCGGGTAGGCGACGAACACATCTTTCGAACCAATGGCAAACGATACCAAAGAACCCGAACTGGATGAATCTAGCACCGTGTCCCGGGACAAGGTTGTACCAGAAGCAGTGTATGTGCCGATGCCCACTTCCCACGTTCCGTTGACAGTGTCCGTGATGGTGTAGTAAGTGGTGTTGCCGTCCCCGATTACAGAGAAGGCCTGAAAGCCAATTGCCGCAGCACCAAGCGTAATGGTGCCAGTCCCAACCGTTGTGGTGCTGGATTTGACGCGGTCTTTGACGACGAGGGCCATGTTTTGTCCTTACGGTGATGTCTTGATGATCTGCCAGCCGGGGTCTTCGGCTGTATTGACCACCTGCCATGTGGTGCCCGTGTCAGTTGTCACATTTTGCCACGTTGTGGTCTGGCTGTCATTGATAATCTCCCACAGTAGTTTGCCCAGTGCGCTGTCAGCCGCAACCCCGTGCTCCACCATCAAAGATACAAAGACTGCCCGCGACCGGTTAAGGTCATCCACTTGCACCGACTCGTCGATGCTCACCGCCCAGTCCACGGCCAAAGCCGCTTCATCCGCAACTGTAGAGGCTTCGACCACATTGGCCAAAACAATGAAGTTGGCGCTCAGCGCGTCGGCACCCAAAGCCCCTTCGATGACACTGCACAGCGTGGCTTTGATGGACTCGATGCTGTCAGCCGCCACAGAGCTTTCTGCGATCAATGGCGCAAAGTCCGCCAGCGCGGAGATCACATCCAGTGCCGATCCCCCATCGAATACCCGCACAGCATGCCCTTGAGCAGCTCTCACGGAGTCAAGCCCAGCGCCTGCCTCATGGACGGCTACGCCAAAGTCCACATTGCCTTGCAACGTGTCAAGCCCAGCGGCGCTTTCAAACACAGAAGCCCGGACGCTAACCAGCGCCGAGGTTTGATCCAGCCCTGCCGCCGTTTCTGTGACCAGCGTTACGAAGACAACCCGGGTGGCCGTGGCGTCTGCGCCTGTGGCGGTCTCAGAGACTGCACTGCGGAAAACGGTGTTTGCAAACGGAGCATCCGCTACCGTCCCACTTTCGTAGACGGCGACCAAGTACACATTGCCGCTCAGTGCGGCAAATGGTGCAGTGGCAAACGGAGAGCCTGCGAACACATGACCTCTTACGCTGCGTCGAGGCTAAATTGGTACGTGACGTTCAGGGTATCCCCAGACACCACAGCGCGATCGCCGGGGGCTTGGAAGTCCGCAGCGGAAAACAGCGTACCGGTTGTACCCCCCTTGGTGCTATCGCTAGTCAAGAAGGCTCCGCCTACAGTTGCTGTGCCGTTGATGCTGTACACCGCCACGGACAGAGTGTTGCTGATGACCGATGGGTCGGCTGTAGTGGCTGTTCCAAAAAGGGCTTGTGGGCGTGTAGCCTGCGAGTAAGCAGTAACTTCAGTCCAGCCGGTATGCAGCGCCATTGTGTCACCCGCAGCAGGATCGTTGGAAGCAGCCGCGCCGTACAGTCCAATATACCAAGCAGCGGTATAACCTGTGCCCGAAAAATACTTTTCGTTCATGTCCTTGAGACCGACGTTGACAACGAGATTGTGCTCGGCATGCGTCCACTTGAGCTGGCCATCTTTATCGAAACACTGAACGGTGAACACGCCACCGGCTTTTACTTTTTCGCTGTTCATATCGAACTCCTTTAGGAAATACGGATCAGCGCACTTGTCGCTGTGTTGGCGGGCATCTGCACCGTGAATGTGGTTGTGGCGGTCTTGTCGGAGCCGAAATCCAATACCGCAATGGCTTTATCACCCTTGCTGGCATTGTAAATGAGCGCACCCCGTGCCGTAAAGCTGGCGGGGTCCCATGTTGGATCGGCAAAATCAACGTACGCTGTGGTGCCTGATGTCAGGACAGTAACGCCCGTCAAGACGTTTCCACCCGGTGTATACCCCGTTCCCGAAGTTTCGCCCGTGGTGGTGTAGATCAAAGTGTCCGCACCCAGCTCTGCTGTGGCCAAGAACAACGCCATCTTGAGGGTATCGGTCTCGAGGTCATGCACACCCAGCAGGATGTCCTGCTTGAAGCTCGTGGTGAGTGTTTGGTCAAATGCCATATCAAGTCACCGCCTGTCGGTATTGGCCACTGCGGTAGGCATCTTGTCTTTCCATGCCGTCTCCGAGACGCTTCGCCAGTGCAAGAGCTTCGGTGTACTTCGTGTTGTACAGCTGAACCATGTCGGCTTCACCCTTCATGAAAGTAACCGCCTCAACCAAAGAACCGTACAGCAGCACCGAGTCAAAGTTGTCACCAAGCCAAGTCTGGCCAGAAGTCGCCACACTGATTGACTCAGGGTAGTAGTAGAAATGCAATTCCACCGTGTACGCCGAATCGGGGGTGGGCCCCATGATGAACGACAGCTCATTTGTGATGACTGGTGGAGCGCTATTCGTGGTCGTTGGCCCAAACAAGGCGTAGTACTTTGGCAACCCTGTGGAAGTTGGGTTCGGGTATGCCTGCCGGATGAAGTTCACATCCTTATTCAACAGGTACTCATACGCGCCCGTAGCATCAATAACCGCCAACGAATATACCGCCAAGAAATCGCCCGGGGCTGACAGGTATTTGTTCCCCAATGTGAGGGTACCCGTCATGTTCTTGCGAATCGACGGGAACTGCACCGTGTTGAAGATGCGCTGCTCCGCCTGCTTGACGAACACCGGGATGTTGTCAATGAAATCTTGGTCGAAGTTCTGCGTGTAATCGCAGATCGCAGCCGTCAACTGGGTGTAGTTCATGTTCGTATCAGGCCATTGGGCCGCGAGCCATTACGCCCTTGGTAGCGCAACCGGTACCACGGATTTTGATGCCGGAGGTTTTAGTGCCCGGATACTCATTGCTGTGGTTGTTGGCCACAGACACGTTTGTGTCCTGCATGTGTTTCATGGCGTTGACCTTGGGCAGCACGGCCTCAACCGTCTTACCGCCCATGGTGTGGGGCTTGGCATACGCCGAAGCGGGCTTGTTGTTGATCTTGGCCATGATTAGATTCCTGTACCACGCACAGTGCGTGTAGGGGATTTCTGATTGGCGACCTTGGCCAAGCCACGACCCATCTTCAGCATGTCGCTGTTGGTCTTGCCACCAGCGCGGAGCTTGGTAGGCTTTTGGCCGGGGTGCATGTTACTTTCATGCTTGCGAACTGCGCTCTTTGCATCCATGACGGACTCCTTAAGTTACTTGGATTGTCACTTGGCCGACCGATCCAGTCAATACCAAGTAATTTGGTGTCAGGCCGTCGTCATACGCCCGTGCACCGCCAACGGGGTTCCACCCCCACTGAATATCTCTACTGCCCCCTGTGGGGTATCCAGCAGGGTTTGGCCCCGCTGTAACGTACGTTGTGTCCCTACGCGGATTGCGTACAGCTTGGGGGTCAGACACCGGGTACATGCCCAGCTGCAACTGCGGCTGATCTGGGCTCCAGCACTCCGAACATACGAGTATATTTATCTGTTTAGTTTTGACAACTTCTTTTTTAAGCTGTGTCAACTTAAACCGAAACCCGCAGCGGTCGCATTGGGCGATCGAGTTCTTGGCACTGGCAAACCGATTGCCCATTATGCAACCTCCATCCGGTTGCCTTTACGAAGGTTGTCAACCCCCGGAATTACGCGGATGTTTGTGGGTACGTGCAGGCCAGAAACTTTCTTTCCACGCAACGGAATTACGTGGTCTACGTGCCACACAAACCCTGTTAGCGCCGTCCTTTGCTGCGCCAAAAGGTACGCCTCTTGCAAAAGCCACAGATCATCTGCTGACAGCCAAACCGGCGTTCTCTGTAGCAAGTCCGCTTTGCGTTTGGCAGTAAAAGCGTTTACCACACCCTTATTGGCCATGCGCCAAATTTTTTGACGAATAAGTTCTCGTTCACGGTGCCGGTAGTAGTGCGCTCTTGAGTTCCTGCGTGCTGCTTCGGGGTTGCTCTGTCGGCGCGCCCTCTCCAACAAAAGCACGCGCTCGTGGTGGTTTTGTTTCCAGCGACGGGAGTTTTCCGCCCGTTTTTCTGGGTTGGCTGCTCGATACGCCGCACCTTGAACTTTCATGTACGCCAAGACTTCTTCCCGTCGCTCTTGGTAGAGTTCTTTTTTGCGTTTTGATACGCACTCGCAGCAAGCTCCGGCAACGTAACGCTCCGAGACATGGCCTCGGCGGCACGCAACCCCGGTAAAGTATTTTGACAAGCCCTGCGCTTGGGCTTCTTTTCGGCTTACTTTATTCATGTCCCAGACCCTATGTATTGTCGTCTAGGTACCATTCTAACAGCTGCTTTTTCCCGGTCTTCTGTACTGGCCAATTCCCATGCTTCATCGTACTGCGCCTTGAGAATCTGAAGTCGATCCAGTGCGCCCGGAACCTTCATGGCCAAGTAATAAGCCAGCCCAGCGATCATAGCGGGGATGAAGCGGAAGGGCATGTCCATGGTGTTCACGCCCTCGCCAGCGTTCTGGATGCGGCGCAAGCGCCAGTACACCAGCGTGTAGGTCTGGGTGTTGTCAGGAACAGGCCATACAGTGAACTGCGGCGTGTTCAAACGCTCAATCCAGATTTGGATCGGGCGAGCTTGCTGCAGCTTGTTGGGGATCGTGGCGTAGGTAGAAACACTGATACGCGTGATTGTCAGGTCCGCCTGTGTCGAAGCGCTTCCTGCGCCCGTACGGATGACGTGCTCCATCAAGTCCACGGTATCGGCGGGGAGGGGGTACGTGGCTACGCCCGGGGTCAGCACCTGCGTGCCTTGCTCGAACGTCCACATGTTGATGCCCCGGTTGGCCCAGTCAGCAAACAAGAGGTTCAACGACCGACGAGCGGTGCGCAGGTCATAGCCCGTACGCATCTCGCCGCCGACGCGCTCGAACGCCTCCTCAACGATTTCCGTCAAGTCGAGGTTGAAGTTGGAGACGCCGGATGTTGCCATGGTTTACTTCTTCACTTTTGTTTTTGTAAGAAGGCCGCCCGCTTTTCGGAGTTGCTCAACGCCTCTCCACTGCTTGGGGGGTTTAAACCCGTAATTGTTACCGGGCAACTGACTCGGCACAAAACCTAGCGGAGCGGCGTCGATCATCTGCTTGTACAACTGTGTTTTTTGGGCCTGTTGAACATCGGGTGGTGGGATTTCACTACGATCCATGAACATTAGCTCATCGTTGTAGTTACGCAGCTTCGCCTCGGCCTCTCTAGCCGCAGCAACCGCAGGGTTCTCTTTAGCCTTGGTTTCGCCACCACTCTGGAACTTGGCGACAGCCCCGCCTTTGGCGTACTTAGTGAACTTGTCACCGTCCGTACGCGTACCGGTTTTAGCCTTCGGCATCTTTGTGGGGGAGATAGCCCCCATTCCGCGACTGGCTCTCATGCGCGTGTCTTTCCACGTTGGGCAATACCGTCAGCACGAGAAGAAGCAGAACCGCCAGAAGCCATTTTCTTGACCTTGCCGCCACGCTTCATCATGTCCGAAGTCTCGGTGTTCTCATAATTGACGTTGGTGCCGGGCCGCACAACGCTCGACAACGGTTCAGGTGTACGGCGTGGTTTGTATGCAGCTTCTGTGGGGTTTTCTAAGCCGAGTCGCGCGTTTGCGCTAGACACTGCGGCGCTTGAGGGCTCTTCCCCCAACTTCAGCCGTTTGGCTGCTGCCGTCGCAGACATAGGCTTGTCTTCACGACGTGTCAAACCGCGTTCTTTGTTCAAGAAGTCGCGCAAGCTGAGACCGGACTCATCCAGTTCTTTCTTGCTGACCATACGTTGTTTCTTTGTAGCAGGAGCGGTGGGAGCGGCAGTGCCCTCGGCCACAAACTTACGTGCACGAGCGCGAGTGTCGTCGTCAATGTTAGGGTTCTGGGCCATGCCGTACTCCTTAGCAGGTTTTGCCGCCGCGAGCCATGGTAATCATCTTACCCTTGGTCTTGCCTTTAACAGCAACACCATCACGGCTTGGGGCGGCAGTTTTGACTGCGCCCATGCTGGTCATGCCGCCTTTAGCAAAGGGTTTACCCTTGGCTTCAGCTTTTTCATGCTTAATCATTGAGGCAGGAGCGCCCTTCTTTTTCATGAAGTTCATCTCTTTGGCTGCCATTGCTTTGGACTCTTTCATATCGCCACCTTCTTTGAATTTGCGGTTCTTGTCCGCAGTTGAAAAGTCTTTGCCCACAGCTTGCGGGACGCCTACCTTCTTTGCAAACGCAGGGCTGTGCGCCACCGCCTGCATGAAGTTGTGTTGTTTCTTACTCGTCGATGGCATCGGGTTTCTTTCGGCCAGTCCAGTTACGGACAGTGGCGGTCTCCCAGATTCGGATGCTGGTCCAGACGATCGTAAATACTGCTGCGATTGAAGGGAGCATTTCGGTTAAGGTGCCAAGCACTGTGACCACTGACAGCGCGTCAACGATGTGTTTTGACGATTCTGAGAGTTCGTTTTTCATATTAGCATTTCCATCGTGCAAGAGATGCCGCCTTGCGTGTAGGCTGCCCCTTCTCGTCTTTCATTGGGCCGGGCATGCCAGACATCCGAGCACAAAACGAGTCCTTGCGAGCCCCGCCCTGTGGCTGTGGAGCCTTGAGGTTGCTGCCCGTTTCTTTGTTGTACTTTGCACGCCCCTTCGCAGTCAGACCCGCACCCTTGGAGACCGGCAGCTTTTCGCCACGGCCAACCGCAAGGGACGGACCTTTCTTCTTGGGGGCAGGTGCTTTAGCCATACACAAGCATCGCGGAGTCAACATTGGTAATGACGGCGTAAACACCGGTCCGAACCAAAATGCCTTCACCCGGCAACAACAAGTAATATGTTCCTGCATTTCCAGCTGTTGGCGTGCTGATTGTGCCAATAGACTTGCCGGTATCGTTCGAGCCGTCGTACAAAACCAAAGTGCCAGCCAGAGCTGCTGAAGTGCCGTATATCGCTTTAATCCGGCAAGCGCCAAGAACGGCTCCGCCTTGCATTTTGAATGTGTTTGACGAGCCCAAGGGCTGCGTCAGCAGTACATCAGTTTGCATCATAATTAATCTCCTTTAAGACAGGGGGCCGAAGCCCCTGAGACCAATTAGGCTGTACGGGTAAACACGTAAGCTGTTGGGCTGGAGAACATGATGGTGAAGCGGCCAACACCTGTTGCACCAGCAGCAATCGTCAGATCACCAAAAGATGCGGCAGTGTCAACGGCTGCAGAAGACAGGATGCCGTTTGTGGCAGCAGCAATCGTGACCACGTCAGCGCCAGCGGTGTTATCAACAACCAACTCAAGCATCGTGCCTTGTGTTGCGCCAATGGCGGTGCCAAGCAAAGTGCCTGTAGGCAGCGTGATGGTGGTGGCCAGTGCCGATGTAGAGGTGATGTAACCCGAAGCAACTTGGGCCGCAGTAGCAGTGCCGGTTGCGTTAACTGCGTTTGCAGCGGTTACTTGAGCGCCAGAAATAAAGCCATTTTGCGATACGACTGGGCCGGAGAAGGTGGTGCGTGCCATGATAATTTCCTCATGCGGTTAAGGCGTATCTGTCTGCATGACGTCGGCCCCGGAGGCCGTCAGATACACCGGAAAAGTCCGGGGATTGGTGCAATATACACTAAAAGAAAAAGGGGCACAAGGCCCCTTTTTCATTGGATCACCGAAAGATTCCGGTGAGTCTTATCAAGAGCCTGTGGAGCCCCAGATACCCAGTGGGTCGGAATAGCCGAAGCTATAACGCTCACGAGCCTTGTAACGGACGTTACCGGTGTCGAAGTCACCATCCATGGAAGTGGACAGAGCAGTACGCTCAAAGTGTTTCAGACCGTTAGGCACGTCTGTAGTCAAGAACCAGCCGTTGTTGTCGGTCAAGAAGTGGTTGACGGTATAGCCGCCAGACACTGTGCCCATTTGCTTCAACGCGTTGATGTCGTTGTCAGCAGTACCAACACGCAGCTCGGTGTCAAGCAGACGCTTGGCCACGAACATCAGGGCTGGTGGGATCACCAACTTCTGGGGCTTGGCAGCGGTCAACAGACCACGTTCGTCGGTCCAAGCAGCGATCTGGATCGTTGCGTTTTCCAGCGAAGTCTCGTTCAAGTCCACGCCAGTGGTAGGGCTGTTGTAGTTAACACCGCCGCCAACGAGTGGGTGACCCACGCGAGTGCCGGAACTGTTATTACCGAACAAGGAAACGCCGTCACCACCGAGGGAGGAGCCGGAAAAACCTGTGTTCAACACCGAAGCAGCTTTTACTTGCTTGGTGTAAGCCATACCGCGAGCCAGAGCCTTGGTGTAGCGGGCCGACAGACTGTCATACAGGTTGTCTTCCACTGCTTCTTCCGTGATGGAGAAGCCCAGAGCGATGGTTTCGTGGGTGTAACGGGCAGTGAAGGCTTCCTGCGCGTTGTCATACGAAATGGCAGAGCCTTCGTTCTTGACAGGTGCAGCACCAAAGCCGGACAGCTTGGTTTCTTCTTCAAAAGAACGCTCAGATTTCTCTGTTTCGTAGAGTTCTTTGTGCTCTTCGCCGTAACGTGCGTATTCCAAACCGAACAAGGCGTTCAGACCGGGGAGTAGCTCTTTGAGCAGTTGTGCGCGTGAAATTGCCATGATTCAGACTCCTTATCAGGCGACGCCGGTGGCGTTGGAATACGAATGGGAACCGGGATTGAACTTCACCAGCACGTCGGTTTTTGCATCGCCAACAGTGGAAGTAATGTTCTGCACGAATCCAACGATACGGAAAGCGACGCCAGTAGTGTCAACGGGGGTAGCCGAGACAGCAGTAGTCGAATTACCAGTAGTGGCGCTGCCAGTTTGAGCGGCGCTGAAAGCGACGTTCATACCCAGAGCGGTTTGACCCAGTGAGCCAGCGGATTGCACAGCAAACACAGCACGGTCGTCATCAATGATCTGTGCAGTCACCACGCCGGTTGTGCCGGTAGGGTAGTACTGAGCAAAAATTTGCTGACCTTGAGCGTTCACATACGAGCAACCAGCAAACACACCAACCACGCCGACGGGGAAGGGGGCTGCAGCTGAGCCAACGACAGTCACGGGGACCACGTAGCCATCTGCGTCCACTGCCACAACGGTGCCGTTGTACATGTTCGCTGCTGTACCAGCAGGGTTAATCAAGAAAGTGCGGGTGCTACCAGCATATGGTAGGCCACCCAGCTCGTTTACGGCACGGAGGCCGTAGGGGGAAGCGGTAGATGCCATTTAAGACTCCTTGTTACTTTGAACCAGAACCAAAACCACCGCCACGACTTGTTGATGACTTGCGGTCAGCAAAAAGCGGCATGCGAGGATCATTGTTTCGCATAAAACTGTTATCCACAGAATCCATCTGGGACTGAGCTTGTTTCGCGTAATACTCATCACGGGCTTGGGCGCGTTCGCGTGGCATCTTGCAGAGCATGAGGCCGCCGATCTCGACGTTGCCAGTTTTCGCATTACCTTCCAGCATCAGTTCTGGATGGTCCACTGCTTTAACCGGGTCCCAACCTTCGCGCATCTTGGTAGACACGTTCGTGTTTTGGGCTTCACCAAGTACGTGCGTCGCAATCCAGCGATACACCATACCGGGTTCAGGGGTAGGGTCAGGCAATGCACTCGGGGGTGTATACACATACCGAGTTACTTTATCGCGTGACACAAGGTCACGAGGGGTCCGGGTTGTTGTTTCAGCCATTCGATTTCTCCAGTTTTGCTACTTCAGCAGCATATTGCTGCGGGGTTAATCCGTACTTCTTTGCCAGCGCGACTTGCGTTGGGGTCAGTTGTACCTTTCTTGCGCCCGTCGAACGAGTCGCTGGGGCAACAACCGAGGTAGGTCGTCTGGAACCATCGCCAGATTTTGGCTTGTCGTCAGAACCACCGAAAACTTCGGGGAACGTGGACTTCATGCGAGCATCAATGCGCTCGAAATAATCGTCAGAGCGGGGGTCAATTCCCGAATTTACTAGTTTTTGGTGCAGCCCTAGTGCAAAGCTGGTGACTTCCTCGTACCCCGTAGAACCGAACCACCGGTTTTTTGCCTGCCAGCGGACAGTTTTATCGTCCAGTTCCTGACGCGGTACTTGCGTTTGTTGACTTTGTACATCAGTCTCGTCAACTTGTAAAGGGGTAGGCTTGAAATTTTTCGCAGCCTGCATCTTTATTTTGGCATCCATCAGGGCATCTTGTGCCGCAACAACGCCGTCAGTGTCAAAAGCATCGGTCGCTTCCTTCAACTGGCGCTTGGCTTTATCAACTTCCGTTTCAGCAATCTGAATCTGGGAAGCCGCGTAATGCTCAGTGCCGCTGTTGACGTACTGCTTAAGCCGGTTGTTCTCTGACACCATGTGTTGAGCAAGGCGTTCGAGTTCCTGCTTTTCGCGCATGAGGGACTCTTTGGCCCTGCGCTCGTCGTGACGTGCATGTGTCAGTTCCTTGATGCGCTTCTTGACGCCATCGGAGTAACTTTCAATCTCGTCATCGGTTGGATCGCTGACTTCGCGGTCCAGTGGTTTACGCCCACGGTCTTTCTCCGGGGTGTCATCAACGATTTCAATCTCGACATCGTTGTCTGCAGAGAAACTTACTTCAACCTCGTTGTCCTGTTTGGACGTGACGTCATCGTCCTGCTCGTCCGGGAACTTGTATCCAGCCATTTCTACTCCTTAAGCGCGGGTTAAACCGCGAGGGTCTTGCACAACACACTCCACCTGATCGTCGTTCAAGATTCGGAATTCCTTGCCGAAAATCTTAAAACGAGTACCGGTGTAGGTACGCACGAGCACAAAATCACCTTCCTTGCACCATGCGCCGGATGGGAACTTGGTGGTGTCTTTGTACGCGTCTGGTCCGACTCGGAGCACAAATAGCACGGTTGTCGCGTGTTCTTCGGCCTTCATCGTCATGGCATCTCGAATCAGATCGAGTGACGTACCGACGACTTTTTCATCGACCTCTGGTACGACGCACAGCATTTTGTATCCCGTGGGGATAGGTAGCGCTGATGCCTTGGTTTCGTTGTCAGCCTCGCCTTCTGGGGCGTTGAGGGGCTGGATGTGCTTTGGCAGGCTGATGCCCGGGGGCAGAATGATTTCACTCATCTGATTGCTCTACTTTCTCTACAAGGTCGAGGAGATGACGCTCTGCAACCGCCAGACCTTGAATTAGGCCGCAGAGTTTTTGGTAATCGTCGAATGAGCGACACACTCCACCGGCCATATCGTCGGTGTAGTTGTTCATGTCGGTGCGTAATTTTTCGCGCAATACGCGTGCGAAGTCAGCAATCATGTAGTTGAGGGTTTACCCTTGGTTGGTTGAGGACGTGCCATCTGTTGACGGCTCTTTGCAATGTCGATGCCCATGCGGACACCTTCACGTTCTTGGTCGGATTGCAGTTTCTTCTCCATGTGCTGTGCCTGTTGGCCAGCTTTGAAACCGTCGAGTTCCATCTTGCCTTCCAAAGCGGCCTTCTTGAGTTCCAGTTCGTCGGCTTGTGCGGCAGCGTCGATCTCCAGTTTCTTTTTCTTCAGGTCCAACTCGCCTTGCTTGATCTGCAATTCTTGCTGTTGCATCTGCACAACCGGGTCTTGCTGTTGCTGCTGGGCTTGCTGTTGAGCGGCTTGCGCTTGGTTTTGCTGAAGGAGTTGCTGGGCAGCTTGCGCCATCATTCCCGACAAGGCGATCTCGATCTGTGGCGGCAGTTGTTCGCCCTCTGGAGGCAACGGCATACCGAGCTGCTGCTCGATCTTCTGGCGATAGCCAAAGCCAACGTGCTCGGCAATGTGAGCCATCATGGCTGCCTGAATCATCGGAGCCTTCGGGTTTTGGCCCACGAGCTGCATGATGATCGGGTCTTGCATGGCGGACATGTGCACCTGAATGTGCGACTGATGGTCTTGGTACTGGAAGGCCTTTACGGGTTTGCCTTTGAGAATGTTTTGATTCTCTGACACAGGGTCCGTTGGTTTTTGGTCCTCTTCCAGCGGAACAAGCTTGTCTGCGTTCTTGATGCCCAGCACTTCCAGCATGCCGCGATGCAACTTGGGCAGGTCATAGATGTCTGGAGCCGACTGAGCCAACTGGATGACGGCCTGATACTGCACCACGCGCTGTGACAAGGTGGCTGCGTTTGGATCGCTGACAGGCAGGATGTCCACATGACGGTAGTCGCTCTTCTTGGCCCGGGCCCCTTTTTCGCCATCTGGCTCGTAGGTGTACTCGTCGTCCGTGTAGTCACGAATGATGACGGCCAAGAGTTGCAGCTCTTGTTTCAGGGCGAAATGGACCCGGGCCTGCACAGCGGTCATCACCTTCAGTTGGCGTTCCAACAAAGCAAGGGTCGAACCCACGGGAGCATTTGCGCCCATGTCGCTGATCTTCATGTCTGCGGTTGCTGCAAAGCGGCGACCTTCTTCCACGATCGTATTGAGCAGACCGGCCAAGACCATCGACGGCTCTTTGTAAGGCAACGGTAAGATATTGTCGCGCAGGGCACCGGAGCCGATGTCCACGTCGCGGAACTCTCCCGGAGCGATCGGGGTGTCGTCGCCTTTGATCCGCAGACCACGGGACTTCAGGCCGCCGGGCAAGTTGCTCAGCGTACCGGCGTCGATCAACTGACGCATGATGCTGGTGGCCGAGTTGGCAAAGCCGCCGATCAGGTGGAACAGACCAAAGCCGTACGCACCGAAGCCGGGGATGTACTGGTAGTGCACGAAGTGCTGACGCTTCAGGTGCAGGGTATCGTCTTCTTCCCAGTTGCGGCGCACGGCCAACACGGTGTTGGTGCCGCGAATGAACGTGACCACGTACGGCAGGGCAATGCCGGTAGGCTCGTCGTCCTCGTCCATGTCGCACAACGGATCGCCCTTGATGACCAGCTTGACATGGCTCTCGCACAGGGTGAAGCGCTCGTCGTTCAGGTCAGCGAAGCCGGTTTCTTTGTCCTTGGCCTTGTTGATCTCGTCGATCGCCTTGTCCGGGGAGCCGATGTCCACGTCGCGGTAAAAGCCCGACTGCTGCAGCTCCAGAATCTCGTTCTCGGTCTTGCGCATGATGTGCGTGACGCGGTAGCAGCTCTGGATGTCCGAGGTGCCGTAGGGCAGCAACATGTCTTCTGCGGGGATGAAGATCGAAGTCTGACGCCCAATACTGGGGTCGAAATACACCTTCTTGAATGCTGAGCCCGTGGCCGGGAGGCTCCACAACATGCGCTCATGCTCTGGGCGGAACTCCTGCATGACCTCTGTCAGCTGGAAATTCATGTCTTCTTGGACGCGAACTGCGGCTTCTTTCTTCTCAGGGGTCTCTTTGCCCATGATTTTAGTGCGCACAGGGCCTGCGGCAGGGAACGTCTCGGTGATTGTTTCTGACTGGAACCTGACAACAGCTTCCGTAATCATCGGATGGAACACGCCGGACGCGCCATCCCAAGGCTCGGTGCGCTCTTCGATCTGCAGTCCCAGCAGTTTCAGGCCGGTGACGTAGGCCTTCTCCCACTCCTTGCGGGAGTTCTTGTCGTTCTCAATATCAGAAGACAGCTCCGAGACCATGGAAGACAGGGCACCTTCGGACAGGTAATCGGCCAAGTTGCAGTCGAAGTCGTCGATGCTGGGCTCGGCTTTCTCGATGTCAATCTCCACGTCCCCCAAGTCGATGTGCACGGCCTCTGGGTCAATGATTTCAATTTCGATCGGTTCTTCCATTTCGCCTGCGGCGTCAATGCCGGTCGGCTGCTGAAAGAGTGCTTTGTCAATATTCGTGGCCATGTGTCAGCTTTCGTTAATAGTACGCCGCCCTACGGCGGGTGTAGACGCGGTCTTCTTTCTCGTCCGAGTCGAGCGAGATAAAGCCGCCTTGCCTGAAGCGCAACAACGCTTGGGTGGTCGTGTCAACAAAGTCGTCATGCTCCCCAACGGGGAATGCCGCCATCTCTTCAATCACTTCCCGAGCCCAGCGCGTGTCCGGTGCCCAGACTTTACCCGAACTGAACAAATCCGCAACAGCATTCAGACGCACCAGCTTGTCGTTGCCCCGGCTGGGGCTGAACTCTTGCACGGGGATGCCCATGCTTCGCAGCTCTTGGATCAGGGGCCCACCGGAGGCCTTCTTCTCCACAATGAACGCGTCTGGGTCCCATTCTTTCCAGTGCTTGAGCGCCGTGACTTTCAGATCGGGGAACGTCATCCGGTCCTTGAACGCGTCCAGCAAGATCACCTGCGGCGCGTCGCCCTCTTCCTCGTTGTAGAAAACGCCCCACGTTGTGCACGCGGAATAGTCGGAGTTGTTCTTGACTTCAAAGGCCGTATCCCAGCTCTGGATCACGTAGTCGCAGCGAGGCGGCTCTTCGCCCTCCCAGATACGCCACATCTTCCTGCTGACAATGGCGCTGCCCTCGGCAGTGGGCTGCTGCATGTACTGTGCGTTCCAGTACTTGGGGTCCAACGCGGCCTTCGTGGATTTAAGAGTAGCCAGCGGCCACTGCTCGGGCCACAGGGACTTCTCGTTCTCGGTGTCTTGGTGCAGGATGGCCGGAAGCTCCACGATCTCCCACGGCTCGGCCTCGGGATTCTTGGCTTGGTAGCTGATAAGGCGTCCAGTCAGGTCCAGCAAGGACCAGCGCGTCATGATGACGATGATCGCCCCGCCCGGCATCAGTCGCTGGAGCGGGCCCGTTTGAAACCATGACCACGCCGTGTCGAAAGCCAACCGGCTGTTGGTCTTAACGTCCTGCTCCGAGTGGGGATCGTCAATAACGAACAAATCAGCACCACGACCAGCAAGAGCGCCGCCGACACCAGCAGCGTAGTACTGACCGCCAGCACCTGTAGACCACTTACCAGCTGCCTTTTGGTCGTCCGCAACCAAAGTCTGGGGGAAAATCTCACGGTACTCCTCCGTATCAATCAAGTTTCGGATGCGCCGACCAAAATCTTCGGACAAACCCGCCGTGTGCGTGCCCATGATGATCTTCTTCTGGGGGTACTTGCCTAAAAAATAGGCAGGAAACAGGTAGGAGCTGAA